TTCTGATTTCCAATTAACAATACTCCATCCTATATAATTAGGATTCAAATCCAATGAGAGAACTCTATTCTTTATGAATTTAGTTTCATAATTATAAATATCAGTTTCTTCAAATATTATATAAATATAGTCTAAATCTAATTTATACGCAATCTTTATTTCTTTCCTTTCTTGTTTCTAATATAATTTAGATAGTATTTGTTTACGTTTATTTAGTCCTATAAGTTGTAAATTTATTTTAGTAGATTTATTAGGTTTAAAAGTAATATTTTCTAAATCTTGTTCTATATGAAATTTCCTATTTGCCTTAATACCTTTATTAACCACTTCACCTATTGAATATATAGATGATAATCTTTTCTATTTAAACTATTTATTAGATATTTTACTTTTTAATCTATCAAAATAATTTTTCTTTCCACCAAATATTACCTTATCTTTCTTTGGTATATCATAAAAACTACATTGAATAAACCAACTATCTAATAAATCTACATTATTTAACTATTTAAGTTGCTATTTTATATCTTTCTATAATTTACCTTCCTATATTCTATTATATACAAAATGCTATACAGAACTATATTGTCTCATATAATCCTGTATAATATCTAATGACTAATCATCTGTTTGATATTTAATCTTCAATACTTGCATTATTAATTGTATATAATATTATAACTTTTTATTATTTATCTATTTTATTTTTATAAAATACCTAATTTTATAAAATTTTTATGAAAGTTATTTAAATATTATATTCTAAATTATAAGGTTATTCTTTATATGTCATGTCTTATTTAGTCATTTGCTAAATAATGTAATCAAATTCATTAAAAATGGGATTATTACAAGCCATATGTAATAATCCCAATATCTTTTATTTAGTCTTCATAATTATTAACCATATAATTAAATACCTAATCAAATGTTGAGTCGATATTCCAAAAACTTTTTATATCATTTAAGTTTTCATTCGCTAATATCACAGTAGTATCATAAAATTGATTATCATATTCTTCTATATAATCTTTCATTTCATTACTTAATATACAAACAGTATTATTTGTTTGAAATTCTCTTGACATCTTCAAATCCTTATCATTATATTCTAAATCATAAGGGTATTCTTTATAAATGTCAATGGTAGGATTTATAGCTATCAAATTACCATCATAAAACGACTATAACCAGAAATACGCAGATGGTCCATCGGTTATTACACATGCGTAATTATCTATATATGCATATATAGTTTCCGAATCAATTTCCATCTATATATTATCAGGTACATAATTATATTGTTTCTAAATATTATCAAACAATTTAAAGACTATATCATAATTATCACCATAACAAAGATTTATCTGTTCTCTCAACATATCATATTTCTTCTTTGTTTTATAATCATGATCCAGAATAATTAAGATTTTTTGTTTCATAATTAAAAACTTCATTTAATTTTAACTATGTTCATTCGTTTATTCAAATTATTATTCATTAATCTTAATTATTGCTAAAATATATCCTATAATATTTATTAAACTAAACAATTGTAAAAAATACACTAATATATTATATGAAAATAATAGATTTAACACAATATAAAAATTACTATTTCATTGGTGATCCACATGGAATAGATATAATTTATAACATATTAAATTCATATATAAATGAAAATAATATGTTAGATAATTCTATTTTATTTTTCTGTGGTGACAATGGAATAGGATTTGATACTGCAGAAGAAACACATAAGAAATTAGAGTTATGTAATGAATTTGCGATAAAGCATAATCTCCATTTAATATTAGTTCGTGGTAATCATGATAATCCATACTTTTATAATGAATCAAATATATTAAATAAAAGTAATATTACATTAGTAGAAGATTATACTATAGTGAAAACATATGATAACAATGTATTATGTATAGGTGGTTCAATATCTGTTGACAGAACAAATAGGGCATTAAATAAAACATGGTGGAATAAAGAAGAAATAATTCCTATCAATGATGAAATAGAAAATGAATTAAGTAATTTAAATTTCAATATTGATATTGTTTGTTCACATAATTGTCCGACTTATGAAAAACCTAAGAATATAGACAAATACAATCAAGGAGAAATAGTCGATAATTGGTCCGTATGGGACTCAAAACTTTTAGATGATAACTTTATAGACCGTAGTAAAATGAACGCGATACACGAGGTTTTACAAGCTAAATTGAAGAATAATCTAAAGTATTGGATATACGGTCACTATCATAATCATTATGAATCTATAAGAACACATCCGAAATTCATTTGTCTTGATATGTATTATAAAAATATTGTTATAGTAAAAAAAGTAACAACAAAAACATATAAAACAAATGGTTATTTTTATAAAGCAGGTCCTGATATTTTAGATATACATGATGAATCTAAATTCAGTAATATAAAATTTATAGAAACAAAATAAATTATGAATATAATAATTTGGTTAATAGGATTTATACTATCATTGTTATTCAGTATATATTTTACATGGTTCAGTAATAATTATATATATGAATATGATTATGATTATTGTATGAGAGGTTTATATGGAAATAAACAATATAAAATAAAATTACCAAGATACATTTATCTATTATATGGAATAGGAATGTTTTTATATATAATTAATTTATTTATGGTATTTGGATGTATATTATTTTTCTGTATTGCAACAACAGATAATTGGACTAAATATCATTATATAGGAAAGAATAAATTTATATTAAAATATATAGATATAAAAAATAAAATAAAAATGTATCTTACATTAAAAGTATAATTTATATATAAAGTAAAATTAATTTACATTTTTCGAAGACTTACCTTAGTAAATTACTAAATTCTTCAATAATATAAGATAAATTAATAATTAAATTTTTAAATAATTTATATATAAATCTATCACATCCTTAAATACTAACATATTTATTATACTAAGCTTTTTAGAAAAAGTCTACTTTTTAATGAATTATTTTTAATAAAAATTAAAAATAGTTTATAACTTATTAATAATCAATAAAATAAAAGAGTGAATAATTTAAATTATTCACTCTTTCTTTATATTTTTTAAATCTATTCTACTTTACTTCCACAATATGGACAAAACTTAAACTTTGTATTCAATTTTCTCCCACAATTAGTACAATAAACTTTATTCAAATCATTCACATTATAAGGTTTTCTACTCATAGGTAAAATCTTTATATACTCTGACTTATAAGGATAATTATCAAAATCGTTATAAACAGATTCGAACTTCTGATTTGAATAACTTCCTTTCTCTATTCTACCTGTTTCAAATAATTTATTTATACTATCAGATGAAATTGATTTACTAAAAGATTTTATTGAACTTGCATTTAATGTTGATGCTGATGTTTCAATTCCACTTGTATTAATAGCAGTATCATTCAATGAAGTAGAACATAATCTTGTATCATTAATAATTTGATTTTTATCATCTATTATAGAACTTGTGTTATTAATACATGTTGTTTTATAAACAAATGGTGAAATAGAAGGATTACTCAATGGATTATTTAATGGTTTACTAATAAGTGGTTCATTCAAATTATGATTTAACCAATAATTACCATCATCTATTAATTTATAGATTTTATCATTTCTTTCTCTATAGAACTTTACTGTAATATTACCATTATTTCTAATAGCATTTTTTACTTGTTCATTATTATCATCTACTTCATAAGTAGAAAACTTAAATTTCTTATTATCATTTAAGTAACGTTCCAACCAACATCTTTGTCCAGGTTTAAGAACCAGCATTCCATCTAACTTATTTTCATTAATATAAATTTCTATACCAATATTATAAGTCTCTGGATTAAATAACATAATTTCAAATTCTGTGTTATCATTCATATAAACAACACGTGAATCTTCATTAGTCTAATACTCTTTCAATAGAGATTTGTTGACAGCTATCTTTGCCATCTTGTTTTCTTCTGTAATAATCATAAGTCTTAATTTATATTTTATTTTAAACTTATCTATTAAACAATCGATTCTCTATATAAAAATCTCAAAAGAACTTTGTTTCATTCTCTGTCTAATAGAATATATCATTATCTATATTTTTCAAAAAGAAAGTAACCAAAGAAAAATCATATTTTCATTAATTAATTAAAAATTGATCCTACAATATTTATCTCTATAAAAACTTACCTTCATTTTCAGAAAAGAAAGTAATCAAAGAAAAGAACCAAAAGAAAATTAAAAATTAATTTTTCTTTATTTAATTTCTTAAATATCTATCATTTCCTTAATATCTTAATATTAATTATACTCGAATTTTTCAAAAAAGTCTACATTTTTTAAAAAAAAGTTTAAATTTTATTAAAAATAATTTATAACTTATTGATAATCAATATAATAATTTTTACTATTTATACAAATTCTAAATAATATTTAATAATTTTAATTATTTAAATAAAAATTAGAATTTCTTTATTTAAATTTCTTAAATATCTTAGATTCTCAAAATACCAGTATTTATTTTACTTACTTTTACGAAAAAAGTCTACATATTTTTAATAATTTTTTCTAATAAAAATTAAACTTTATATTAATATATTAGTATAATATATGTTAATAAAACATAAAATTAGATTAAAATACAAGATGCAATATACAAATTATAGAAATATTAAGAAACTGGGGTTACTTATTATTGCATTTGAGGGTACTGAACATCTTTATAATATCATTTCCGAACTTAGAGAATCTGTTGATTATGTTTCTATTGGATTGTAGAGATTATCTTATCATGGAGATAAGATTTCTGAAATTGATTTACAAGAGATTTTACGATTACGTGACGAAGATAAACTTGTAGATAATATTGTGGAGATTGAACTTGATACAACAAAACCTGCGAGAGAGCAAGAGACTGACAAGAGAAACATGTTAATTCAAGACGCGGAAGATCATGGATGTACACATGCAATAGTTATAGATTCCGATGAATATTATACAAAGAAAGCATTTGAGAATGCATGCAAAATGATTGATGATAATGATTATCCAATTACATATTGTCAATATATAAATTATTATCATGATTACAAACATTTCTTGGTTTATCCATTCAAGGATGGAATGTATGTTCCTTTTGTTACGAGAGTTCAATATAGACATTCATTCGAATGTACAGATTTTCTTTTGCCATCAGATCCTACACGAAGATTTGTAAGACCATATTCAGGAGTTGAAAAAGTTGTTGGTAAAGATGGAAAAGTTCATAAGATTAAGAATTATACAGTAGATTATCATGTATTCAAATGGAATGAGGTGAAGATGCATCATTTGAGTTGGTTACGCGCGGACATCAGAAAGAAACTCGAAATGTGGTCTTCAAAGAAATGCTTTGATAATTATGATGATTTGATTGATAGAGCTGTTGATTCATTTAATAAGTTTGATGAAAATTGTACACAAGCTAAAGCATTGATGTTGTTTAACACTCCTGGTAATTCTGTAGATGTTAAAGCATTTCCAAAACAATATATACATCCAAAAGTTGATTATCGTACAAGGTTAAGAAAAGTTAGAAATCCTAAAAAACTTTTAGTATTATCAATGTGTAGTACAGTTGATCCAATTTATAATAAGTTAGAGGAAACATGTGTAAAGACATGGAAAAATACATATCTTAATAATGAGAACACATTATTAAATGAATCGAATTGGAATCAATATCATAGTAGTAATGAACCTTATATTGATATTGATTTTTGGGTTTATACAGATGCTGAAGAAGGAGAAGATACTCACGTAGATGAAGCTAATAAAATAATTTATATTAAGAGAGAATATAAAGATAAAGATGATGCATTATATCATACATATTCAAAGACAATTTTTGCGTTAAGAGAAATTAAGAAGTTAGATCTTAAATATGATTATTTAATCAGAACTAATAATTCCACATGGATTAATCTCCCTTTATTGAATGAGTTCTTTGCATATCAAGAAGATGATTCACAATTATTCGCCGGAAGAATATATGGAAGTTTTTGGTCCGCATTTAATATTTACGCGGGTGGTGAACTTATGGTATTCTCAAGAAGAAATGTTGATATTCTTGATAAGTTATCAGGAGATGATCCTATTAAATTTGAGAAAGCAATATTGGGGTGTGACGATAATTTGATATTCGGTTTATGGAATAAACGTTTGATGAAATTAGGATTAAGAGAATCTGATTATATCCATTCATTTGAAGATGATTTATTCATTTCACCTGAAAATCATAAAGATTATGATTTTGCACATATAGCAATTCAGACTAGGACATACTTTGATAAAGAAAATAATCAAAGAGACAATAAATCTGATATTTTAAAGGAATATTCTCATTTAGAAAACAGAGAGTATTATGATATTGAAAAGATGAAAGATATTCAAAAAGCATGGAATAATAATAATGAATCTCTGAAGACATTATATAATCGTATGATGGAAAAATATTACGATAAATTTATTCATCCGATTAAATATAGTAAACAAGATTGGTTTAAACTTGATGATAAAACAAAAACATATTGTAAGTTTGAAACAACAATGGATAGAGAAGAAGGACTTGAATATTTAAGGAAGAGACAAAAAGAATGTGGTTATGTAACAACATTAATTTAATTAATAATATAAAGGAATAGAGTATTTTTTATAAATCTCTATTCCTTTTTCTGTTAAATGATGTTAACTAAATAAACTTTTATCATTAATCATTTTCTTTTTTGAAAATAATGATGTATCTTTGTATCGTTAAATTAAAATACATAGATTATATATGCAACATTTATATCAATTCTTACAGAGTAAGAGATTACCTGTTAGAGAAATATTGAGTTGTAATTGTCAGATAACAACAAAAGTTGACGGCTCTGCATTTCAATATTATAAACATCAAGGAAAAGTGTATTATTCGAAGAGACCTAATGCACCGTATATTCCTGGAAAGAATATCATTGATGAGTTTGACCTTATCATGAATAATATGTATAATAATGCATATAATATTCTTGAAAGTAATAAGAATAAAATTCCTGATGATATAGAGATATTAAATTTTGAAGTTTTTGATAGAAATAAAGATAATCATATTATTAAATATAATGGTGAATATAAGAATGATATGGTTCTATTATCTGGCTATGATATGTTAGGAAATATTGTTCCTTTTGAAACATTGAAGAGTATAGCAGATGATTTAGATATTAGCTGTATAAATCTCCTGTATGACGATTATTTTTCTAAAGAGTATATTTCTTTACTGATGGAAAATAAATGCGATACAGAGAAGATATGGTATCAAATTTCGAGTCTTATAAAGGATAAGATAGATATTGAAAATATAGAAGGTCTTGTATTGACGTTTAATGAACATACGGACATAGAAAATATCAATAGAATATTGAAGATTCAATCTCCAAAATTTCATGAAGATATTATGAAACATTTGGAAGATGAAAAGAAATCAAAACAAGATGTTAATCTTGAATGGATTTATGATATGTTTATTGAATCTGGTAAATATTTTGAAAATAGTGATGTGCATCCTATTACAAAATTATGTCAAATGTACATAGCAACAGAGATCACAAATGAAGACTTTTCGAACATCGAAAATACTTTGAAAAAAGTTGAGATTTTGAGAAATCAAGAAATAAATATATCACTAATATCCAGATATTACTATATGTTTCCTAATAGTATGGATGATATAGAATATCCTACAATATTGAAATTCCTGTTTCTTGTATTCAGGAACAAACGAGTAAAGACACCATTATGGTGTTCATTAGAATATCAGTTAAATAAAGTTAATCCTTTTATAGATAATTATATATTTAATTGATAATATAGACAATTTAATTAATAACGCATATAAAAAATAATTTAGATATGGTAATCGCAATGCAAAATCAGTTTAGTGAAGATTATATGAACAATAATTACGGTATTGATTCAGTTGATGACAGAAAGAATTATGTTATCGACGACACAATGAATGTTGATGTAAATCTTGAAGCTTTAAAGCGTGAGGGAATTACAGAAGACGAAATTGACGAAATGTTTAATCTTGATGATGAAGCAATTAATAGTTCTATTAATGCTTTGGATTCTAAGAAGATTAATAAGTTAAAGAAACAAACATCAAAAGCAAAGAAGAAGCTTGAAGATGATATTGTTCTTGTAAAGAAGTTTGTAGATAATCCTACACATGATAATTTCAATAAGTTGTGGGAGAGATTTTATTTCGGAGTAAAAGGACATGCATTTAAGTTTATGCATGACTGGGACCTTGCAGATGATATGACACTACAGACATTTACTCGTGCATGGGAGTTCCGTGATAAGTATGATATTGAGAAGGCAAAGTTCTCTACATGGTTGTATACAATTTGTCGTAACTTGTGTCTTGGAGAAATCAATAAAAGAAATAAGGAAAACATTGTTGGTAATGATATTTCTGATATGTTTGATTCTGCTATGTTGACTTCAAGTTCAGCAATGTCTACAAATTCTACACAGTATACAGTAGAGAATGGTGATTTAGTTGCGAATTCAGCAGATGATCTTGTATTGAAGATGTATGATACATCTCTTAATGAGATTGAGAAACTCGGCGGCACTTATGCAAAGGTTCTTCGTATGAAACTTGTTGATGACATGAAGATTAGAGAGATTGCAAATCAACTTAATATGAATGAATCAACAGTTAAGAATTATCTATATAAAGGAAAAGAAACACTTGAGTCTATTATGAAGACAAAGCATAAGGGACTTTATGAAATGTATCTTGAATCTGCAGGAGATGAAGCCGCAAAAATGATGTAAGAATCAAAGGATGAAACTAATTGATAATATAAAAGATTGGTGGTATTCATTTAAAGATGACTACCATCAATTTTCAAAAGATAAAATGATTAAGAAAGCATTTCATAAATTAATTCAGAGTGAATCTAATGACCGTGAAAGTTTTTTTAATCAAAGTAATTTACGAGCGACAAATGATTTTTATGAAGTCGCTCAGGTTATTGATATTCCAGAAGAGTATCAAATAAAGGGACAGCAATGGCAAATAATGGATAAGTTAAATGAAAATTCATTTTTTGTCACAAGATATTTAAGAGATGAACTTCAATTAGGTGATAATGTTTCTATTCCTGAATATTATCATATAGAAGATCCATCAAGTGGAAAACCATTTAGTTGCAGGTATCTTGCTGTTTGGAATTATCAACCTGTATTGAAATCAAAAAAGAAAATTTATATTGTTAATACAATAATCGGAACTATTGGAACAACAGTAGTGTCAGGATTAACATGGTTAGCAATAATTTTACTATAATGAAGAAATACAGAAACATTTATTTTTTGAAAAGTATGTGGGCATAGGGTCATGGTTCACGTGATATAGAATATTATGGTACAATGTATAGTTTTTCTAAATAGATAAAAGATTTTGATAAGAAGTTTGATAGAAATCAAGATCTTATTATAAACTGTACAGAATGTATGAAAAATAAAATAGGTAAATTTATTAAAGTGAAGAAATAATCTAAATATTTCTTCACTTTTTACATTATATGTTAAACTATTTTAGTAATATATAGTATAATATAAAAATAAATTTACGTAAATTTATAATGACAAAGAAAAAGATTACAGTTGAAGAAGGAGCAAAACTTGATGAGCTTAAAGAAAAGAAGAATCTACCTTCTACTACAGATAAGAAAGAAGATGAACTTACAAAAGCAGGAGTTCCTGAGTTAACTGAAGAACAGAAAGAGTATGCACGTGTAACAGTTCGTAATGAGTTTAATAAGAAGTTTTCAAAATGGGCTGAGATTGATCCTGTAAATGCAACAGATGATGATATTGCACAAGCAAAGAAAGATTTCGAAGATTGTTTGAATGCAAATAAAAATAAGAAGTATATGCTTGCACCACATGATGATGGACTTGCATTGACAACTGCAAAGTTCCTTAAGGATTGGAATGCAAAATTCAATACATGGGAGAAAGGATCATGGCGTGGACTTATTCAGTTTGATAAAGTAATTACAAAAATTATTACAGAACTTGAAGGTGATAAAAATAAGGATTTTGAGATTGATTATTCTACATTGATTTTCTTGTATCAGAGTATGGGAGACCCTAAGGGAACAGGACTTGATACTGCCAGAGAAATGGCGAAGTTTGAAAATTATAATGAGGAAACAGGAAAGGTATTTGAAGAAGATATTCCTGTAACTTATAGTGGTATTCTTGAGAAAGTAAATCTTGAAGTTAAGAATCTTTCTAATATTGATAAGAAGTTGACAATTCTTAAGGAGAGAGTAAACCTTGCTTATGCAGGTTTGAAGATGAATTTAAAGATTTCTGATATTGAGGAATTTATTGAGTTTCATGAGGCAATTACCGCATCTGCTGCAGATGATGATCCAGAGGTAAAGAAAGCACTTGGTGAAAAGAAATAATTATCATTTATTTTAATATATACATAAAGTATTTTTATTATTTTTATAGGGATTTGATACATGTGAATGTGTTGAATCCCTAATTTGTTTTAACTATGTAATATAAGATATGGTATAGAATATTTCTGTATACATACAAAAAATATTTGAAATATGAGTACTTTTAAAGAATGTACATATAATACTATAAAAAATACAGGTGAATTAATTAATGGAAGATTATTATATTCATGGTTATCAGGTGGGAATACATCTCAACCTGTATATTTTGGATTAAAAGATACAGATAATAATTGGAACGGAAATTTAGTATCAAAAGGGACCTCATCATTTTATTTAACATCTGATACAAATGGTTGTACAGCAGAAGTTAAAGATTCTACATATACACCAACTACAGCAGATGCGAATACAGCAAGAGAAATATGGTTAAATATTCCTAAATCAACTGCTTCAAGAACTATAAAATTTAGTTATAATGGAACAATTGTACTTACAGTTATTTAGAATATTGTTGAACAAAGAAAATATAGATATTTATTTTTTGAACCTACTATGACAAATACAAATATTTCACAACCAATATTTTGTATTGTTTCATAGAGTAATGGTAGTTTAAAAATTAGTAATACTGCATTTACTTCTTATGCTTCTGGTTATGGCGGTACATATGACAACAATGCATTAATAGCTGTTTGCTTAGATACAGATAGACTTCCCAAAGCACAAATATTTATTAATTCAAAAAAGATAAAACAATTAGTTGATAATAATTCATTAATATATGAAAGTGGTAATAATTATTTAACAAATACAACTATATATAATAACTATTGGATAATATTTATTAACGATATTATAACAGAATTAACAGATAATGGTGACATAGCGGGTTCATATGATAATTATGAGAGTTGTCCAGATAAAGGGACATATGATATATATTCTGTTGTTTAGAGTATTGGCATTACAAAATGTGGTGAGTTTTAGCTTAATAAGTCGGTAGGTATGATTGCAAAATATTAAGACATTTTATGTTTTTTACTATATAAAAATTAAATAGGAAAGATTTATTTAATTTTATTATATAATGGAAAATACATCGACAAATACAAGTAATAATACTCAACATGTAACACAGAAATTGTTTACAGAAATGTTAAGACCACAAACATTGGATCAAGCTATTATAGTTCCGAGAATTAGAGAGGTTCTTCAACACGGGTTGACAACTAATATTTTACTTTCCGGTTCCGCGGGTGCTGGTAAAACTTCCCTAACTCGCATCTTAACTCGCGGATACCAAGTTCTTGAAATTAATGCATCTCTTGAAAATGGTATTGATACCATTAGAGATAAAGTTATTGCATTTGCATCTCAGTCATCTCTTTTTGATGGTGAGGAAAAACTTAAGGTTGTTGTTCTTGAAGAGTGCGATGGTCTTTCTCTTGAAGCTTGGAAAGCTCTTCGTGCAACAATTGAAAAATATCATAAAACTGTTAGGTTTATTGCAAACTGTAATTATATCGATAAGGTACCAGAACCTATTCAATCAAGATTTAATGTTATTATAATTGATCCGCTTACAAAAGAAGAAGAAGATTATCTATTTAACGGTTATCTTGAGAGAATTAAATATATTCTTACAAAATTTAGAATTCAATTTACAGAAGAAACAGTAACATCATTTGTAAGAAGTTCATTCCCTGATATGCGTTCACTTCTTAATAAGATCCAAAATCTTTATACAAGAGGATTAAAAGAATTATCAGTTGATATGCTTGCATCTTCTTATGATTGTTCAGAGTTGTTTAAGCTTATAATTGATAAACCGGATCCTGTAAACAATTATAAGAAACTTGTTGCAGATTGGTCAACACGCTCAGATGATGCAGTTCTTGCAATAGGTAAGGATTTTCCTGATTTCATATTGACAACATGTCCACAATATGGTTCAAAACTTCCGCTTATTCTTATAGCAACAGCAGAATATAATTCTATGCTTGCAACATCAATAGATAAGTTTGTGACATTGCTTGGACTTGTATTTAAATTGCAGTTAATTATACATCAATAATTTTTAGAATATAAAATAAAAATGTATCTTTGTATTATTAGTTTTATATGAAGATACATTTTTTAATTTATAAATATATGGCAACAAATAGTAGTGAAATTCTTACATTTCCTTTTAAGGTAAAGAAGAAATCAGGTAAACCATTTAAATCAATGTTAAAAATAAATACAGCAGTAGGAACAGTTAAAAATGAAAATGATCCTAATAAAAAAGATGCATTTATTTTTAAAGAAGATAATTCTGTTGTGAATGTAGATATGTGTGATATTGTAGATATATAATATAAAATATATATACAATATGATGAATAAACGGAATTATAATAATATTTTTACCGTATGTTTTTATGAAGATAAAGATTGTAAAATAGAAAATAAAGATTTATCTGATATTATTTCTGATATTACAATATTTAATAGTTATGTTATTTTACAATTTTTGAAATATAAACATTTTAATAAGTCAATTGGATCAATATTAGAAAATATTTCTTGTATTGTATGTACAATATAGGATAGAGTTGGAAATCCGTATAAACAATATGTATTTGATAATATAAAAATTCTATAGATAACACATGATATATATTCATATGATTCTAATATTGATACAGAAAAAGATACAATAACATCTGTAATAATAAATTATTAAAAAGTAGACTAACTATTAATATATAAGTATAATATATAAATTATAGTGAATATTTCATTATAAATAAATCATAAAACAAAAATTTAATTTAGAAAAAAGATGAACGATATTTTGACAAGTATTAATGAGGCATTCGCTGGTTTCCAGGCAGATGCAACCGCTCAGGTAGAGAAGGGTAATAAGGCTGCAGGTCAGCGTGCACGTAAGGCATCTCTTGCAATTGAGAAGTTGCTTAAGACATTCCGTAAGGAGTCTATCGAGGCTGCTAAGACAAAGTGATAATTAACATTGTTTAACTTAATAAAGAATTATCTTTACATTATTTAATTAGAAGTAAAGATAATTTTATTATATGCATGATTAGCTAAGTGGTACAGCAGGAAACTTTAAACTTCCAGATCACGGGTTCGATCCCTGTATCATGCACATCTAAATTTAAAATAAAAGTATAAAACTATGGAACTTCAACATTGGTAAGTTACATGTGATCGTGGACCTTAATTTTTGTATATTTTAATTTTATATATTAATCATAAAACTATTATTAAACAAAATTAAAACTATACAAAATTATGAAAACACAAAAAGAAAATGTAATAAGATTTAAGAATTATCTTAAGAAAAGAATATCAGAAAGAAAACAACTTAAATTAATAGCGAACAAATCATCAAAAGATAAAGATTATAATTGGATTAAATCTAGTCATGCTAAATCAGAATTAGAAGAAACATTAGAAGATATACATGCACTGTATATTGCATATTATATTGTAAAACATGATTTAATTAGTCAAGAAAAAGAACTTGATTATATGATAGAATGTTCAAAAACATTTAAGAAACATTATACTGTATATACAACGAAACAATGTTTTTTATCACAATATGGATATGTAAACAAGAAAATAAATGAATATCTAAATAAGTTTGGTTATGAAAGTGAATTTATTAAGTAAATTAAAAATATTTACTAATAAACATAAAGTTATTAATTTTAAATTAGAAACAAATAATAAACTTTATATATTAGTAAGTAATCAATTGAATCCTATATATGGAGCAGTTCAAGGAGGTCATGCAATAGCACAGTTTTTAATTGAGCATCCTAATTCTGAATGGAAAAATAATACTGTTGTTTATCTTTCATGTGATATAGATAATTTTTTAAATAGACAAAAGAAACGTAATCAATTATTAAAAGATGAATTACATAGTGTATTTAAGGAACCAGATTTAAATAATCAAATAACAGCAATAGCATGTTATAAGATACCTCAAAAATATGTAAAGAATTTGAAGTTGTTGAGATAATAAACAATATATAGAGATAATAGATAAGTAAAAATATTCTATTATCTCTTTTTATTTAAATAGAAATAAATAATTAAACTATTAATAGTATTTTTAATTATGAAATTAGTTAACGAGAAAATAGGATATGTGGATGAAAAGCAGTTTAAACTTTCAACTGTAGTGAATGCGATGGTTGAATTTTTAACATCTCCTGATATTCATTGGGATTCTAATTATGAAGTTAAAGGAAAGCCTAATGTAAAGGATATAGATGGATTTGGTTATCATACTTTTACATTTGATTTAGATAATAATAAATTAGGATTTATAAAAATTATTATTGTTAATATAGACAAAGATAAAGTAAAGTCTACATATAAATTCCAAGGATTTTTAGACGATGAAGAAACAGCTTTTTATTCACCTGTTGATTCTACTGTAGATAAGAAGAAAAATAATTGTGGATATATCTATATTAATTATGATATATTTAAAGAATATATTTCAGATAAACAGAAATTAACAGATGAATTAAAGGAATATACATATCATGAGTTAAGACATTATTATGATAATATAATGGGCGTATTCGGTGGACCATTGAAAGAACTTATACATATTACATTGATAGCTGATGAATTTGATATTAATAAACAAACATTCAAGGAGAAGAATAAAGAAGCATTAACTAAACATGATACAACATATAAGTCATTGCAGAATCTTCTTTATGTTTCACAACCAACTGAATTAAATGCTTGGTATCATTCATTCGTTCAACATATGATGGTATATCAGAAGAAGAATCCAAATGCAACAAAAGATGATATTATAAATTATATTACAAAACCTGAATTAAACGGTAATGATTATGCATGTTTCATTTACAGTTATGCTATTGTATATAAGACATTCTGTAATTATGCTAAAGCTATAAACGGTTTGTGTTCACAAGATCCTGTTAAGTTGTATTATTATATAATTAATACATTGAATGAATGTCAACCATCTGATAAGACTATTAAACAGATGAATGATTTATTTGAGAAGAATTATATTGATTATTTCACAGATACTGTTGATTATAAAACATTCGGTATAAAGTTAAGTGCATTCATTAATGATTATTACATGCATTATGTGTATAAGAAAATTGCGCCTAAGTATTTACATACATATAAGAATATGCAGAAGTTTATTTCTACACTTGTTTAAAAATAATTTATATTTAGAAAAATGAAAGCAAAAGATATAGCAAGTTAGTTAGGAAGTTTGGCAGCTGCAGCTTCGTCACAACCAGGAAATTACGATGCTAATGATATAGATACAGATATTCCTGACGAACTTCAAGAGCCGGATCCGATATTCGTTGTTGAGCATGAAGAGGTAATGTCTACAGATACAGCAAAAGCATTAAAATCCGTTAAGTAGATTGTTAATACCATTGTACCTGAAGCATATCAAAATAACCCTATTATAAAAGATAAAATATTACAGGATGCAGATTAGTTAGGACAACTTTATTATCAATAGAGTATGAACAATGTTATGATAAAGGTAATTATGGATACTATATCTAAAGGAGATACATCCGCAAAATTATTTGATTCATATACAAAGTTAATGTCTATCGCGAAGGATTTCAATAAGTAGATTAATGAGATGCAGAATCAATTCAGAAAATATTATATTGATACTTATCTTGATCTTCAACATAAGGAAGATGAAGATCTTATTGCAGAAGATAATGGAGTTAATAGGAAAGCTGTAACGACTTCAAAAGAAGAGCCATAGCAAGTTACATATGAAGAAGTAAAAGAGTCTCATACAGGAGACAATATGGACTTACGAGAGACTTCTACACGTGATACAACAATAAAGGTATAGGATTGGAAAAAAGAAATATATAAAAAGAGATTTGAAGAAAGTAAAAAAGCAGAAGAATAATTGGATATTCTTCTGCTTTAATTTTTATAATTGATAAATTGTACTCATGCCTATAGTTGTTATTTCATCTTTAATTCCATGTACATAAAACTATACAACTAATTGTAATATACCTATTTCTTTCCTACCAGAATTATTTTCTGATATATAATCTGTTATTATACCTCGTTGATTATGTAATATCTTAAAGTCTTTTATCTTTAACATTGAATCTTCAAAATTTTCCGATGATATTTCTTCTATTTCTCCACCAGATCTTTCCAATGTATATCTTATATTATGAATATAATCTCTAATAACATACTCTTCAATACTATCTAATCCTTCTTTAGGTAAATCTTTAACGTCAAACATTAAGTTATATATATTAGTTGTAACAGAAGTACCATATTGTTTAATAGATAATGAATGAATCTACTCATGTTGTATAAGGTCTCTATCAGATTTCTTGTCAATTGTCAACATACATTGTAATTCACCAATTTTTGATTTATGTGATTCTGTTGCTTCCTTTGCAGTAAATTTAACTTTATTTGTTTTTGAAACATTACCTTTCTATGTTAGAAGATTACATGTACATCCTTCTTGTTCGACAATGGTTCCGTCACTATAATAAATTTTATACTTAACAGAAACATTATTAGAGTTATCAGTAGATGCACCAGTTTCATTCATATTATAAATAACAGTTTCACCGTAAGTTGATAATGTATTTAATGGTGAGAACTATGATTCAAATCCCACAATAAATACATCTTTATAATATATGTCACGAGTACCTGTTTCAAATTTACCTACGGTATCTTCTCCTTTATCTACATAAACAAAACCATCTGCTTCATTTATAACTCTATTACCATATACGTCACAACAAATCATATTAGGCGATTGTGAACCTAATAATTCTGGTTTAATAGTTAATATCTTATTTGCAGATTTAAACACAACTTGCTTATCTATTAATCCTTGTTCTGTTTGCCATGTTTCCTAATCTTCTATTATATATGATTTCCAATCCCAATGAACTCTTAACGGAATATCTTTATCATTAAATTTCTATGATAATATATTCTATGAAGAATCTGGTTTTAATATAATATTTCTACCATTTGATATTGTAACAGGTTTATCTTTGAATACATAAAGATTTTCATTTGTATATTGAAGACTTGCGTCTATCCATATATTCTGTAAAAGTTTAGGATCATAATCAAATACCTAGGCGGAATATGTAGTATCGAGATAACTGTCAAATAACAATGGTTTTGGTTCATATGTCACAGAAGTTCTCTATACGACACCTTTATTATATCTGGATGTAAATTCTTCTCCATAACTATTAACACGTAATATATACTACGCTGCACGTAAATGTGCAGGACACATCTTTAATTTATATGGATTAAGTGTCGTTAATTTACCACCAACATTTAATGTACGTTCTGCTTTATTATGATATAACTTATTATTGAATTTCTATAAATCAACTACACCATTTAATGTATATGTAAATGTATTATCTTCATTCTATGATATATTAATAATTCTATATGCTGTTTCATTATCTATCGCATTATTTGTATAATCATTATGAATTTCTGTTTCATCAGTATAACAAATTTTAACAACTTGATTCTCCATGAATCTTTGTTTGGTATCATTTGTAATATGAACATAAGATAAATTATTGGATGTATCAACTGTTAATTCTTTATCTATTGTACTATTACCTTTGGAATCTTCAAACACATATTCATTTGCTGTATATACATATGCGTTCATGGAATTAATGAAGAATGCAGATGAGTTAATAGATGAGTTAACATTTTTATCAATAGATTTCTAATATATATCATCAAATGCTTTTTCATTTAACATGTTTGACTTTTTCTTTACTGTTATGTAAGAATTATTTAAGTCAAACCTATAATAAGATGAATCTATAATAGATGAATCATGCGTATAGAATTTTTCTACCTCAAATGGATATATATCAACTAATATATCTTTTTGAATGCAATCATATATACATAAGCCAACATATGATGAATTTGCTAATATTTCTCTACTTGGACTTTCATCAACCAATATGAATTTATATATATCATTAGTTTTCTATATACTTAAAACCTATTCAGTGAAGTTATTGAATACTATGAAATTACCAGGTTTTGGAGTATCAATAGCATATGATATATTATCATATTCTATAGTGTTAGGTGAATCAACCAAAGGATCAATATCATATATTCTATATGTCTAAGGGTAAATAGGATAATTACCAAACTTGTCTATATCTTTAAATAACTATTCTTGCTCTGTATTTTTTAATTTATCACCTAATGAATTTCTATTATAAAAATCTTTATTATTTACAACTTCTTGTTGATTAAGAATAATATCAAGACTTATAGGCTTTGTAGTAACTGTAGTAGTATCATCACTGTTATTCACGAATATATTATTATAATAATCATATGCGTTTACCGAAACAGTATAATTACCTAATCTGTTTACAGACACATCTACATATCTGTTAGTAGAAACACATTTATCTATTTCCGCATTTGATGTTGCAGTTTTTAATTTTGAACTATCAACAGTATAAATAGGAACTCTATCAGATAAGTAAGTATAATTTACAGTTATTGGTTGTTCACTACTTTCTAATTCTTCTCCGAATACTAATTCACATCCGCATGCCTTACCATTATTAATATTTAAATCTGATTGCTTATTCCTAAATAATATTCTTCCTTCTATAATCTCAAGAATGTAATCACCTGGTAGTAACTCGTCATTATTACCGCATTTATAATTACGGATAATTATCTAAGGTACATTCCATTTATTCTATGATGTATATATGAATTCTGAATCTAAACCATTATAAGTTTTTGAACTTATTTTCTTATTTGTTTTCTATGCCCAATATAATTTATACTTATCATAATTTCTTTCATTTTCCATAGGATATAAGAAAACTTTCTAGAAGTCTTTATATACAGGTTCATCAGTTTCCTACTCATATAAAGCATAATATTCTTTACCATTTTTCTGATCACTCACAACATTAATTGAATATGCAATATTAGTTTTCCAGTCACCGTGACAATACCTTAAATTACCTTGAGTTATTTCAATTATAGGCAATTCAGATTTATCGATTTTAGAAAAATTCTATGTATCATCATAAAATAATATTTCATTATCCTATATAAGAATAGGGTTCTATATATAAGAAGAATCTGTAAATTCAGCTAATGTACCAGATGAAACATCTTTATTTGTTAATACAAACTAATATTCCTATACAGGTACTAATGTTTCTAATGGAGCAGAAACATATATTGACGAATTCAATGTTTCATTATATACTTCATTTATGATAAAATCTTCTATTTCAAAATCATCATAATCTCCTATTGTTAAAGAATCAAATTCATTTAATGAGCATTTCAACATTGCTGACGAATCTCTAAATAAAATATCATTTATACACATATCATCAACAGATGTATCTAAATGTGAAAGAGATGCATCTAATGTATCATTATGATATTCATTATTAGATGAATCTGTTGTTACATTTATATATGGATTATTATGAACAATCTTAGGTGTTACTTTAGCAATAGTTGTAATATCCTACAAATGATGCTATGTAACATATGCCTAATTTTTCATTCTCTCAATGATTATTCCTTCACCACATATATCAGATATATAACAGTTGACACCCAATATATATTTTTCTAACCATTGTTTTACAGAGAATAATTTTGCGAGAATTTCATCCGTTCTGTATTCATATATAGGTTTAGTTATAGGAAGTTGAAAAAATACATCTTGTTTTTCAGTAAATCCAGTGCTCAAATCTTGGTGATGTGTATCTTTATTATATGATGATTTATATAAACCAGATTCAGGTGAAGTTGTTGGATTATCTTTTGCTGGATTATCCAAACGTCTTGTATACATGGTGATTTTTTCACCTGTTTCATCATCTATTTCATTAAGGTGATATATCATGGATAATCTGTTTATCTTCTTATAACGTTCGAACTCACCATATGTAACACCTATTTTCTTTAACTTAGTATTTAACGATTCACCTTTCTATAAATCATATGTCTGTAAAGTTACATATCTATCTTTGTTATTCTAATCCTTTATTTTATACCATTCCTTAAATATTAAGTCGCCATATCCTAAAAATTTGATAGCTCCCATTAATGCTTTATATGTACCAACATAAGGGAATATCTGATCATAATTAATCATAAGTTCTTTAGACTTTGTATTAATTAATGTCCAGTCAACACCCTATTCATCAACATCTTGTTCCTTAAATATATTAGGATATTTAACAGGATCAGGAATTCCAAAATTTCCTAATAATGCTCTAAACCTTTCATCTTCCCCTTCAACTTCAGTTAAGAATGTAAACAAACCTAAAATATACTTTTTCTTTGTTTGTGTATTAACAAGATACATTGCCATTATATTTTGATAACATCCTTCAACCTCTGTTTGAAATCCAACAGAGAAATATATTGGTGTATTTTCAGGTGTTTGATTAAATTGATCATAAAAATTTAATTTAGTATTAACCTCATATGAATCTTCCCATATAATGTTTGCAACAGAATCAGATGATATGAATCTCATTTCAGAATCTTTTTGAAATTCAAATCTCAATGTATAATCAGTGTTTGAATTATCGAAAGTAGGTCTACCATTTCCATCGTTAGTATTAGTAATAATAATAAATGTACTGGCAGCTACAAATTCTGTTGAAACTTTATCCTATTGAATCTATCCAGTATATCTCACACAAGGAAATAAATCATCATAATTAAAATTATTAACAATAAGATAATTAACAAATGTTCTCTAACCTAACATTTTATTATCTTTCTATGTCTCATCATCAAATTCTGCAATAGTTATTAAGTTATTATCTATTTTATAATATATTGCCTTTTCATCTTTAATTTCCTCTGTATTTACATTATCAAATATATAATTAATTGGATAATCCTATGTAATAGTTTCAGATAAAGTATGAAAAGTTAATCTTACCGTATTATATACATAATCTGTTTGTTCTTCAAATTTTTCTTCCCATCTATGCTCATTTCTATTATATATAGTACCAGTGGATTTTGAATAATCAACTTTTTTATTAAATAATATTAATTCTTTAATATTATTTAATTCCTTTGTAATTATAGTTTGTCCTGTTTTATGATTTACAATACTGGTATTTACTGTTATTCCAGCGTTAAATAAGAATAAACCATGTTTATCTATTACTGTTGTTAATGTATGATTACTATCTGCAATATCATACATGAAATGTCCTGATGGTGTTTCAATAAAATACTGCTCTAACTATGCATGCGGAATTATTTCCCATTGAATACTGTATACTTTTTCAACAGGAATTTCATATCCTTTTTCTGTAAAGAAAATTAATTTATCTCTTTCATCTATATTGTTCATCTTTCAATTATCAATTTAAATTTGTAGCATTTTTAGGATATGTATATGCGTATGCCAACTTTATCTGTTTAACCTAATCTATCAAGAATTCAAATAATCTTTCTATTTGTCTGAATATTGTATCATTCATAGGGTTAGCGAATAATTCAGGTGAAATAACATTCTTCAATATATGATGCTTATAATCATAACCTAAATTTTTATAATCATCATACATGTGGTCTTCCTATTCGGTAAATGAATTAATATACTTAAAACGTGGCATATAATAAATATTCCTTTTATTTCATTATTTATTATGAAAAAAGAGAATAACTCATTTCTGAATTACTCTCTTTTAATATTTTATATTTATTATTGTTGGTTTACAATAATACCTAAACATTTCTTTTCATTTATACTAATATCTATCAATGCATATTCATATGGATCATCTGCATTCTTACCAAACATTACATCAATAGATAATTCCCATTTATTACTGTCATAATAAACATACTCTATAATTTCCTATCTGATTGCAGTTAATATTTCTTCTTTATTTAGATTCATTCTAAATAAGTATTTTTCGAGATCACAACCAAACATAGGTGTTCCTAATACTTCTCCAGGTTTTGTACCCAAAACAACTCTTATCTATTGGAGTAATTGAAATACTTCATCCTATGTTTCTACTTTTGGTTCATAATCAAGGTCAGTAGGAAGTTTACAATATAATTCTCTTGTCATAATTATTATGTAATAGTCTTAAAGTTTTCCAATGTTAATTTATTATTCTATGTATATCCTATCAACTACATGTTAAATGCAGATAATGATTCATAAGATTGAACGTCTGAATATTCTACACCATCTGGAGATGTAAATCCACCTCTAATCAATGGTAATATATCTCTGACTTCTTTTGAATTACCATTATAATCTGCATATGTCCGTGTTAATATAATATCACCATAAGAATCAATACCGTAAAATCCTCGCTCACAATATATATTCTCATTTTCTACATCTGCGTCAAACCAAACTTTAACAGAATCAATTCCGTCTATTGCTTCGAATAATGCAGTAATGTCAGATAATGGAATAATATCCTTACGTGTGAAATTAATAAGATAATTTGATAAAGCAGACAAACATGCAGAATATACACTCTATATATTATATCCTTCCCAAATCTTCACCTGTGTATTAACTGCAAATCTTGGTGTCTTTGGTTCAAGAATCTTATTTTCAACTGTAATGATTTTCTACCCTGAATTATCAATTAAGTTAATGATATTATTCTGTTCATCCGTTGATAATGTAAATACAGATTCATCTACAGTGAAATAATTAGAAGATGATGAAATCCGTTTACTTAAATCAGGAATCAATAAAAGATATACAGTATTATCCGCGAGATCAGTATCCTCAATTTGCTATTGCGCGAAATTTCGTTTACTTAAAATATCCTGAAGATTATTATATAATTCCTTCGCTTGATCTGATTGTTCACCATATACAGAAACTGCATCTTGCCAGTCACTGAATGTATTTTTATACATCGTATTATATACATCGTAATTAAGCTATGCCATGTAATTAGCTTGTTTCTATGTATAGCCTTTAATTATTTCTATTGTGGAGAACATATTCATTCTCTTAAAGAAATATCTATAATTAATTTCATTCGCTAATACAAATGATCTAGATGTATGAGGCGCAATTAACTAAGTTAACATTATATCCTCTGATGCCGAACCAAATATAACGTCTGTATCACATTGAACTCTAAAATTATCAGCTAATGAAATTTCAGAACCATCTGTTGCATATCCAACACCTTGTATCTCAAAATATTGATCTTGATCTAGTATTTGTTTTGGTAAGTTTCCACCTGCACCATCTGTTACTACATATTCTACATAAATAGTTGAGCCTTGTGAAGGTGTTTTTCCCATTGCACCATTACCGAATATAACATCAATTCCACCGTTAATACCGGTTTTAACCATACATGCTTTCTAATCAAATCCTGCATCTATAAGAGAATCAACCATATCCCATAATTCACCGTTTACATAAACATTAATAAAATATTCATCAATATCTGCATAATTTCTTTCTGTGAAATTATAAGATTGCCATTTACCACCTGATGCAGTAGCTGCTTGATATTTAACTGTTCCTTGTATAATGGTTGCAGTTATATAATTACCTGCTGTCATTGTGATCTAAGCAGAATCTGCACCAAATAGAATAGTATAAGTTGCACCATTAATTGCACAAAGGAGTTTTGTTCTATTAGGTATGAAACAAACTGTTCCATTCAAATCTTGATTACCGGTGTCATAATAAACTATCTTAACAGCACCACGAGCTGCAATAGCTCTACCAGCATTATGTCCCGCTAATCTTGCCAATCCTCTAATCTAATCAGGTCTATATGCTGTTTTTATATTTAAACCTGTTATAGAATCTTCTATATAATAGAAAATCATTCTACCGAGATGAAGAATTACAGAAAGTAACTATGCGAAAGGTGAAGCCATTGTAAATTGCTACCCTGTAACATTATATGTTTTCTTCACCCATGCAACAGCATCATTCCATAATTGTTCATATTTAAGACGGTTCAGCTTGAATATTTTTATATCATAAATTGATGCCATTTTTATTTAATTTTCTCTAATTTTTCTAATCTTTTTTCAAGTTTTTCTAATGTTTTCTTTAAATCATTATTTTCAGATTCAAGTTTAGAAATTCTCTATTCATGTATTTTCTTCGTCTTTTGAAGATCACCTAATACAAGTGAAATAGCGGCTGAATAGTTAACACGCCAATGATTAAGATCATCCTTATCCATCAAATAAGATAAACCGTGTTTTTCAAGGTCCTGTGCGATAAATCCATATGAAAGTTCAGAAGTATCAAGCCATCGGAATTGAATAACATCCGGTATATAAGTAGATGTATCTATTTCCTAAACATCTGTTTTCAATTCAATATCAGAAGAAGCGTAAAAAGCATTTGCGTAAACATTCTTTCTTGAAACATAAACATTAGTCTCTATATTACCGTCATCCGCGATATATTTTGTTTCGCCAATATCACGTCCATTATAAGATTCCTCTGTAATACCGAGAATATAATATTTCTTATAATCAGCAGTTGTATATGAAAGTGAACCCGCGTTATATGTTTTCCACATTAATTGGTTATTCGCATAATTAAATACAGGGACTTTACCATTTTCCTAAATAGTAGGTTTTAACCATGTAATACCTGGTGTATTTGCACCATATTCATTAGACAGTGAACCCCAAAAAGATATATATCCTGTAGAAGGACATGAGAATACAAGATTATTACCATTATAACCTATACCAGGAAGATCTTGTATTTTTCCAGTTCCTCCTTTCATTCCAAATACAATACCTCCTGACATTTTACCACCAATTAAAGGGAGATATGTAGATGTATTATAATCTTGAAAACTATCAATTTTCGTATTTACTTTATCTATTGAACTGTTAAGCGAATCTAAATTATCGTTTATAGTTGTCTTAATCTCATCTATAACTTCAGTCGCACGAACTGCTGTATCAATCGCATAAAGTGAAACATCCAGGCGATAAAGTCCTGATGCAGTATCAGATTCTATTTTTGTTATATAATAAAATGGAAGTTGCGCTTTATTTAACGCGTCTGATATATTTGATTTTGAAACTGAATTTAACTTATTTCCTACTACCAATAATCTGTTATTAAGAGATGTTCGGTAAACCTGTCCATTATAAGTCTGCTCAAAATATAGAGTCTCTATACATGTCGCCAATGAAATAGGGTTACCATCTCTTGTATATTGTTGTCTAACCTAAGCTGTCTACATTCAAATTATTTTCATTTAACTTATTTATTCATGAAAATATTAATATGTGATTATTATATTATGAAATAAAATAAAAACATGGGATAGTATTATCTTCAGATGGTAGCCAAGTTGCAATGTGTTCATATAAATAATACTTGCCTACCATAGAAGACTCATGTGCTGTATGGTCACAATAAAATAAACTAATAGCTTTATTCCATGGTGTATGAGTTGTTTCACCGCGAACTTTATAAATATTATATTGTCCATACGTCCTATTATCATCATAATAAATAATATTATAATTTTCTCCATATACTATAGTATGTTGATCATATGTATCAATTCTGTTGTCGTCAGGTACTTTACTAATAATCTCACCCAAATTTATTGCGTGTTGAAGTACCATACCATTTATTATAACATCCTCGCTATATGAATTACTTGATATACAAATTAACGCTGATAAATCTACCATTTCTGGATATAACGGTTTTAATGGATTTGTTATATTTTCTTCTGTTACTAATGATATAAAATCTTCTGGACATTGATTAAATATAAAATAATTAGATGTATAACCACTTAATTCTACTGCATACATATACAATTTATTAGTATATTCAATACTAGCTGTTTGATTTATTTTAAATAATGGTGTATTTTTATACGTATATGTAATTATTCTTGAACTCTAACTATCATTTTTAGTTATATTACATACTATTAGTAACGCTGTTCCTTCTGTACTTCCCTATTCATTTATTGTATATGCAGAACAACCATCATAATTAGAACTTATATCATATCTTGTTTGCTTTAAATTACCTTCATAATTTTCATCTTGATCTTCTAATCCAAAATAAAGAGAACTGTCTTGATAAGATAATGTTATATTGGTTTGCTCAGTTTCATCCTTAATTATTGTTATAACATCATTTAATTTTTTATATTTTGACATATTTTAATTTTTATTTTCTGTATCTATAAGTATATCTAAAATACCATATATTATTATACATAACTATTTTATTTAAACATAATTAACAAATTTTTGTATAATATATGTGTTGTTATATTCAAATAATAAATAACAAAAATATTATTTTTAATTTAATGGATAAAGTTTTAATAGGATTTGATTTTTCAATGAATAAACCTGCAGCTACAATATATTTTAAAGGTTAGTATTATCATTATTTCTGGCCATTGAAAGTTACCAATAAAGTATAGAAAATGTATGAAGATGTAAATGTTCATATAATTAACAGAAATATGTCTTCAGTTGATACAAAGAAAGTAGAAAATTCATAGTTGGTTTTGATTCATACTATAAGGTCTACAGATTTAGCAAATCTTATAATCTCTGATATAGATGATTTAATAGAAAATACATTTAATCTTTCAGAATATGAATTATATGTATGTTCAGAAGGTTTATCATATGCATCAAAAGGTGACGCGACACTTAATCTCGCAACATATAAAGGTGTTCTTCTTTCAAAAATATATGAACATTATGGTGATCATCTGTCAAGACTTTATACATATTCACCTATTACTTTAAAGGCAACAGCCGGATGTTCATCAAAAGAGGATCGCGCTGATAAAACAAAGATGATTAAAAAATATATTGCATAGAATAATAATATTAAGTTACGTCTTTGTTTAGCAAATGGTTATATGAAAGCAAAAACAAATTATATTCCTGGTATTGATGATTTAGTCGATTCATATTGGGCATTAAAAACGATGATGTTAAAAGAAAATATATCTTAATTTAATTATGTCCGCAATATTAAATATGACAATCAATAATTCATATGATATGTTTGCTAATTAGAAAGTATCATCAGGAACTGTTGTAACAGAAGAAATGAAATCAGGACAACATAAAACTACAACAGAAATGGTAGATATTAATGCGTATGATTATGGTATCATTGATGTTGGTATGACTTAGTTTGATGATACATTAAATTATACAGATAAAGTTAAACAAGCATAGATAAGAATTGAATTATATAAACAACAACTTCAAGAAGCAAAAAGTTGGATAGAACCTTTATAGACAGAAATAAACAAAGTATAGTCTGAATATGATGATTATAAATCACAATATGATACGGCAAAGAAAGAAAATACAAACGAAGCATTAATAAGTAATCTTAAAAATATTGTATCTAATTATAAAAAACAATTAAAAGATTTATAGTCTTAGTTTGATAAGAATAAAAAAATTACATAGACTCATCCGAAACTTATTACTAATTATACAAATTTCTATAATGATTTGATAAAGTATGGTAGTAAGAAAGCAATAACAAAAATAGATGAGTTTGGTAATGTTGAGCAAGCATAGCAAGTTGATTTAGATAATCTCGACATAAATCAAGCACCTGGTATGTCTATATCAGGAACCATAACAGACGCAGTTACACAATATCTGGAAGTTACCGTATAGTCTTTAATTGCTGGTGGTGCTAGTAATATAATGAGTAGTTTGGGAATTAATTAGGAAACATTAGGTATGGCTAAAACTATACTTAACCTTATGGATTCTGCATTATTCAATATTGTTGGCATCATTAAAATGGTTCCAACAAATATACATATGGTGCCAAGTGCTAAAGTAGCTATGAATAGTATATGTACATCTTTAAAAGATATGTATCAAGCTATATATATTGATTTGGAAAATTAGTATTATGAAACTATTAATGATGCAATTACTAATTTGCCTACAATGTAGGAAATGTTAAAAGAAGCATAGGAAGTTCTCATTAATTCTATATGGTCAATGATAGATATGCAATGTGTTAAATACACAGGGCATACATTCGCTGAACTTTATTTCATGTGCTCAGATTATATTCATTTATATAAGGCATGGAAAGAAGCACGCAAGGAACGTAAACGTTAGAAAAAAGAAAAAGAGGAAGCAGAAAAAGAATCTGGTATATAGCATACATCTGGTGGAACTATACATAAAAAGATAACAGTTGAAACTGATCCAGATCTTATTAAAGAATCTTTAATGGAACAATTAGCACAAGCTTCAGACCTAATATATAATTCATTTATTATTATATAGATAAAAGATGCTATAGATGATATAAAGATGTTAATAAGTTAGTTTAATAATGTTGATTTAGATGTATTATCAGAAGGAATAGATTCATTTGAAGATTTAATGGATATGTTAGTTGAAATGGGTTTGGATAATGATGGTGCTGTTATAACATTAGAGAAAGCAATACAAGAAGGTATAAATCAATTCTCCAGTAATCTAACAAGTTTATAGAATTAGATAACAGCGCAAGCAATCTCATCTGGACTTACTATCGCGTCCACTGTCGCGTCCAGTACATCAATTAGTACAAGTATTAAGGCTGAACATTTATACGACTTTACGAACGATTTAAACACATTTACGATGACTCTTAATATTTACAATGATCCTACAACAAAGAAAGCAAAAAAAGAATTAACAAAAGTTTTATCAAATGCGCATCAAAAAGATGAAACAAAGATCTTTGAAGCATCTGATGTATTGTCTATTATCAATGCTATAGATGAAGGATATGTAATGCAAAAAGATTAGACTTTAAATTTAGTTAATTTTACATTTAAGATTCATTTCGAAATAAAAGGATTTAATAAAACATTAAACGAAACAATAGATGCCGTTAAAATCGCTAATGAAATTGCATAGGAAACTGCAAAGGAGAAAAAGAAAAATGATGCTATTGCATAGTTTGAATTAGGTATAGTTGAAGAAGAATATACAGGAGATCCAACTAAAGCAACGTAGAGACCTACATTCCAATTAGTTCATGAATTATTCTCAATATTAAATGAGATATTTCCATAGTTAAAAATAATAATGAAACTTATAAGGAACTATAAGATTAATAAAGCAAAAGTTGAAGCAAATGCATCTGGTAATCTGCTCGGTATGGTAAAAGTATTAGCCGCAATTAATAAATTATTTAAGAAAGCTAATAAGAATAAAACGAATTTCTATACTGTAAGATCATTAAAATTATATAATTACATAACAAAAAGTATTGTTTATATAGGTTCTGATATAGAAGTTAATATAGATATACCAAATACAAGAAAACTTTATCTTTATTTAAAAAATGCTAATTTAAATTATGATGTAATTAAATAGGATTTACCTACCATTCTTTATATAGATTAGGAGTCTATAAAGGAACAGATGGATGCAATGAAAAAAGATTTAGATAAAGCAAGTAATTATTTTGATGATGCCTCTTTATTTGTTCAATATCCTGATTCGAAATATCCAGATGGAACATTATTAGGTTTAGATAAAGTTGAAGATGCAGATCCAGAAATTTATTATAGTGATTCATCATTACCTTTATATGGAAGTTAGGTCTTAAGATGTTACGGTAAAGATTACGATATATATGAGTAAAATATATTTAGATTATGATTAAATGACGAAAGAAGAAAAAATATATTTGGATGATTTAATAACAAAAGCAATGACGGTCGATACAGATGAGATAGAAGGTTAGCAGACAATAAATCTTAATGATATAAATTTATGTGCTGTTGATTATTCAAAATCTGATATTACATCTGATTATGATGATTTCATGAATATAGATGGAATAACCGATTAGTCCATATTATAGAAAATGTATGACGACAAGGATTTATGGAAATTAATCATAACACCGCCGGAAGAAGTACCTGATATATTATCTGATATTGATACAAGTACAAGAGTTATAATTGAATTTTCAGACGCTACTGTTAAAGATCCAAATCCAGTTGAATATTCTCTTAATATAAAACCAGGAGATACAATAGACAACAATACTATAATAGGGTCTGTTATGTAGGAAGGAAAGATGAAACCAATTAAATCCATATTTGAAAAAGGACATGTAATGAGTAAGAATGATGACACTGAATTTTTCAGATTATATCCTTCTAAATGTGACAGACATATAGTATTGGATAATACATTAATAGGATTGAATGAAGATTATAATGTTGTTAATGATGTTTCAGAAATAAATGCTGAATTTTCAAAGGAAGGTTCATTATATGCTCTTATAACTAATAACTTATGTTAGTCCCTTTTGCCATGCGTATTAGCAAGGAGATATAGAGGGACATATACAAGAACAAAAACCAGAGTATATACAACAGATAGTTTAGGACATTGGGAATATGGAAATTGGTATTTAAATTCTTCTGATGCAAGTTATGATACATTAGGGTTAGATACATCATTAATAGTTGATAGCAGTTTATATAAAGAATATAAAGATAACGCAAAATATGATACATCTTTATTTGTTTTCGATATAACTAATGAGAAATTAAATACTGGTGTTACAATATATGATACGTCCATTATGATGAATCTTCATGAATCACAAGATGTATTTGGTTCATCTATTATCGCAGAGGATGTTACAAAAGCTGACATGAAATCCTGGAGAAAACGTGCAAAGAAAAAACGTAAAAGAAAGAAAGTAAAAAAAGAAATAAAAGATAAAGCATACAGGTAGACAAACAGAATTAAAAATTCTGATAATCCATATGAAGCAATATAGAAAGAAGGGAAACGTTTATTAGATGCAAGAACCAAATATGTTGATGATATTATAAAATTATATAAATCATTAGATACATTGCCATTATGTAAATATGACCCTAATTATACAGATTGTAAATTCCTAGTAAACAACAATATAGACGGTAAAACATATACTGAAGCGAATAGATATGATGATGAATTCTCTTATATACCTATCGGAGATTCGGACCATTATTAGAATTATTATTATAGTTTACTTGGAAATATTAATTTATTATCCGGATCAACAGATACTTATTCATAGGAATATTATAATTTAATAACAGATATTATCAACAAAAGATTAGTAGTAGAATCAAGACATAGTGAAGATCTTATGTATGATTTCATGGATTTATTTAATAAGAATGTTAAATAGTTATTCAATATATATGTGAAGAATTTAACAAATGATATTATAAAAAGAGAATTTAATAAGCTAAAACCATTAATTGCTACTTATGTATAGAATGAAAATAAATCATATAAGGAGTCTATAAGGAAATAGTTCACTGTTGATAATAAAGAGAAATATGGATAGGAATTAGATGAAGAAGCAATTCAAAATGCAGGTGAAAAATATACAGGAGATAATGAATATAAACAAATATATGATTATATCTCTTCTTTATATTCATATGATTCAGATGAAGACACTGACACACCTAATGAGATTTGTTCATAGTTGGCAACAATGTATACTTATATAAAATCATACGGTGATGGAAGTTCTAATCCATATAAGGATATTAAAGATAAAAATGAACCTTATATATATTTAAAATTAATATAGGAAGAATCAAAGAAAATAAGAGAATTTTGGGATAAAGTTCTAAAAGAATATGAAGATTGTTCATATGATAAATGTTATAATTCACTTATAAATTTATCTGAAAAAATGGATGAATATGCATAGTGGCCAACACCTTAGGATATAACAATAGATAACATATATTATCAACATTATTTGTTTGAGAACATATATCCAAGTGATTTAGATAGTTCAATTAATGACATAAGTATAGGCGATTATAATTTTCCTGATGAAGTTGATTTCCCTGAAATACCAGATGATGTTTCAGTTGATGAAAATTGGGCTATTGATGAAATGAATAAGCATGAGTAGTTACCGCCAGATGACATAAACGCAATAACTTTTAAAGATTTTCCATATTGGAAAAAATATTTTGCGCTAGCTACACTTATATGTATTGTTCCAACATTCTGGAATTGTGGTCTTGATATATTTCCATTTATATAGTGTATACCTTTACCATGTATATTCATTGCTATTAAATCAATATATATACCGATGTTCAATATGATAATGGTATTTGGAATTGCTATACGAGGAATGTACCCATGGCCAATTATTTTATATGTTAACACAAGTGATCAACCTATATCTATATTAACGCCGTTAATTGCTATATTAGATAGATTAAAAAATGTATTTTATGGGAAATTAGATAAGATAGAACAAGTTCCTATATAGTCTTTAGCTAATGCGTATATAGCTAAATTAAATAAGGAAATTAATGATTTGAAAAAAGAAAATATTAAATTAGATAATTTTAAAACAGTTATAAAATCATTGAATGTTCCAAAAGCAGAAAGTATAAAGAGATAGTTTGCGTCTATAGTAGATCCATCAATCGATATGAGACAAAGACTTACAAGATTAGAAACATTATCAAGAAAATCAAAAGCTAATTACATGGCTAAATAATTATCATGGCATATACAAAAGATAAATTTTTTACAGATATTAAAAAGATGAATAAAACAAATGACAAATATGAAGATAAGGCATACGAGTCTATTGTAGAAAATCTGTTTTTATTAAATAAAAGAGGTAAATGGAAAGCAATGGGATTAGATGAATATGATTCAGAATCTAATTCTAAATTAACTTTAATTCCTGGACATATCTATATGTTTAAATATATTACCGATACAGCAACTAAATATAATGACGGACATATTAAGTTTGAATATTATGACACATTACCATTGGTATTATGTACGGGGAATAATAAGAATATTATATCGGGTATTAATCTTAATTTATGTAGTTATGAATTAAGAACATTAATATTGAATGATGTATATAATTTAGATCCTGATTTCTTTAATACTAAAGCATCGGAGCAAGCACATCAAGGTTAGTTGCCAATATCATAGAATATAAGTAAATTCTTCATAAATGATGATGGTTAGACAAAGTTATTAAATTATATTAAAAAGAAATATAACTTATAGAATACAGGATTTATATTCAGAACATATAATATTAAGAAAATAAAAGATATTAGATTTATAGAACCATGGCAATGGCAATATATTCCTTTCTTAAAATATAAACAATCAGTTAAAGAATCTATATTAAATATGATATAGAATATAACAGGGATTAGTAAAATTAAAATATAAAATTAAATATGATTTATTTTATTTCAGGACATAGAGATATAACAAGAGAAGAATTTAAGAAATATTATGAACCTAAAATTCAAAAAGTTCTTAAATACGATAAGGATGCTAAATTTGTGGTTGGTGATTATCAAGGTGTAGATATAATGACTCAAGAATATATTGTATCTTTGGGTTTTTTAAATAGAATAACTGTATATCATATGTTTGATAAACCTAGAAATTTGGCAGATCCATATATACAACGTTCTGGTGGATACAAAGATGATATTGATAGAGATTCTGCGATGACACGTGACAGTGATTTTGATATTGCTTTTGTTCGTGAAGGTAAAGTAAATTCAGGAACAGAACAAAATATAATGAGAAGAGTTAAATTTAGTTAAATAAGGAAAGGATGATTAACTTTATATATGGTTAATCATCCTTTATTTTTAATTTAATGGATACAAATATTTGTTTATGCTATTTAATTGTATATTTGATAAATCATTACTATTACTATAAAAACCAATATCTTTTGGTGTTAATTTATACTATCCTTCTTTTACAATAGATGGACGTCTTAACATTAAAACAACATTATATTGCTCTTCATCATTAAACATCATACGAGGATATATATTATAACATAAATTATATGGCATTTTATCAACATTATTTTTGCCATTAATAACTGATGCAAAATCAAAATCCAATTGTTTAATATATTGTTTATTCTATACAGGATATTTTGTATTATTAGTATTATCTTTTTCGTTACCATTATTTGTGGTATAATAAGGATAGCACCAGGATAATTGATATAATAATGATCTAAATAATAATGATGGTGTATAAGAATCTGTTTTATCAGGTTTATTTACATTATATGTTTTGACTTTGTTTTTACCTAAATCAAAAAACTATAATTCATTCTATGTTTTTACATCGTTTAATGATAATATATCATTTAATGAATACTAACCATTATCTGATGTTTTCGGTAAATATTGATAACCATTACCATATGTTTCAAAATGTCCGTTAAATGGATTATCTGTATCATAATGATAATCTTTTTCATATATATTATTCCATTTCATCATGGATTTCAGTAATTGTTCCGAACGTAATTGTATATCATTATATTGATGTACATATACAGCAGAATTATTACTTAATTGACTATACTGTGACGCCAATAACCTTTTATTATTAAATATAATACTATATTGATCGTTTATTAAACGTGGTAATAATATATTGGAATTATATATAAATCTTAAATAATTTTCTGAAATATCATCTTTATCTTCACATAACCATTTTTTACTATACAATTTATCAGGGATTAAATTATATATATTATTTATGTTCTATGTAAATATTGACATCTTCTATATATTATCCTATAAATATCTACACTTAAATGCAATAGAATTCCAATTTGGTATTCTACCTATATTTTCTTTTGTTCTATTAATTGTTTTTCCCTAAGATATTTCATCATACTTATAAGGTAGAATAGCGATATTAGTAATATCAGAATTTCCAAACCATTTTCTTAATCGTAAATCTTGTTGTAATATTCTATTAGATAATGTACTTTGCTATGCGTATGATGCAATATATGAAATAGGTGCAATAGAGCATTTTAATATATTAGATGTATATAAATAAGACTTATTTACATTTGTATTTTCTAATGGTAATATATGTTCATCAGAAACTATTTCAATTTTATCAATATATTCCTATAACGTAAATGAATACGGTTCAGGATTTTCAGATTCCATGTAAAATCTCAAATGCCATATTCCAGAATTAGCTTCATCTATAGTAAACTCATAATAATCATTTATGATTTCTTTAATATTATTTTTATCTAATAAGTCTTTAGCAGATATATTGAAAATGTCTATACCTGGTTTTATTAAAGTAAATGATATTTTATCTTTAGTCCATTTATATCCTGTTTCATTAGCTTCACTTATAGTAGATGAACCGTCTTTACTATCAATAAAATTATGATTCAAATATAAACGTATTTTTAGATTAGTGTAATATTTCTTATAAAATCCCCAATTATCATCATTAAAATTATCAATCTATATTGAAGTAAATGTTTGAAATTGATTACATAATATACCATTATCATAATTATTAAGTCTCTCTAATGACTCCAAATCATTATATATATGTAACTTTATATCAGGAATAGTTCGTTTTTCTTGATAACCAGAGATAATTCTATTATATGTTACAATATTACTATATACTACATTTTTTTGAGATTCACTTAAATCTGCTGTTTCATTATCAATAGTATTATATTTAAATGTGTATAATACTTGATTAATAGGAATTTCGATAACACTTGAATTATATAAATCTGTTAAAAATTTATTATCAGATATTTTATTAATAACATCTGTAGTTATATCCTATTTTGATGTAATAATACCAGTTATTTTATAAATGCTTGTATCATTATTTAACGTTATCTTGGTATCATTTATTAATGTATCATTTTCATATACACTGAAATTACATACATATGTTAATTTATCTTTTAATTCAACATACATATTATTATCTTCAATATTTATGTTAAATATATCTGTATAATCATATGTTCTTGTTTTATTAACAGCATTAATATTAACAAATGAAGAATTAATATCAAACTCAGATGTATAGTAATTAAAATCGGCTCTTGTAACATTACTAAAATATTTCATACCGGATTTATCACCTACAAATTGATATATTAAATGATGTCTATACCTCTATGAATTTAAATCTGATTTATCTAGCGATATTGTCATTACGGATGAATCATTATAATTATATTGCTTATATTCATATCCTGAATAAAAACTTGTATCAAATAAATTAGAAAATTTATTTTCCTCTTTTGTTTTATCAACGGGACTATTATTATAATTATATACTATTATATCATTATTTGCCGTATGATATTTTTTATAATAAAACTTTGTTTCCGGTAACTATACCTTATCATATGTTAAATATTGTTCAACATCTTCTGTTATTATAATACCTTTTATATTTGTATTAATACAATACTAGTTTAATAAATCTTTATTAACACTTGTATTTAATAATTTATTTGACACATCATTAAGAGTTTGATAATCATATGTATTAATTAATAATTGTTTTATATTTGTATCTTTAATTTCTTTATAATATAAATTATCATAATTTCTTATATAGTTACCTGTAAGGTCTAATGATGGCATTTTAAGTGTTGAAGGATTTTCATCTACAAAAGTACCTCTTATATAATTAGGACCATATTGGTAATGTACACTTGAATCTAAATTATTCATATCATTATAATTCCAATACATATGTGTATATCCATATACATAATTTTCTTTAGATACATCTATATTATTAAAGAAATCATCTACATTCATTATGAATGATAGAGTGCTTGAATCATAATTATCTTCCGTTAACGTATAGCAATTTCCATGTTCATTTAATTTTAAATCTTTATTATATAAAACATTTGAAGCCTCTATGTTACCAATGTTATCTGTTTTTATATATAAATTATCAATATATAATTTCTAATTTGTTTTAAATCCTATATAATTTGTTCCATTTGATATAACATCTAATGAATTTCCTGATGTTTTTAAACTTAATAATTCTTTATTGCCAGCTATATTATGTGTATATTTATGAATATCCTTGCCATTATTTAAATATGTATATGTGGTATCATTTTTTATATTACATTTAATAGGTATTTCAGAATTTTCATCTATTACAACTATATCTTCATTATAGTTATTAATATCCATTACAGATGGCTTATTCTTATTAATATCTGTTATTCTTGTTATAGTCACAGGATAATCATTATATAATTCATTAGCAATAAACATTCCATTCTTTAATTCTCGTGTTGAACCAGAACCAACAATATTTAATTTATGATGTTTGTTTTCATCAACCATAAATGGATGAGTATATGAAATATGCTCTAATAACTATGTGGATGTACATGTTGTTAATTCATCTGTTACTTCTATTATATAATCTATAGATGAATCAACAGAATCTTTATGTCGAATATACAATAAATCTCCAACATTATATTTTGGATTTAATCTTAATTCATCTTTAGCATATGTTATATCATACTCTTTATCATCATAATCAATAGAACTATTTTTTAATGTACTTGTATCAAGATATGTGAAGAATGATTCTAATGTTCCAAAATATATAGAATTTCCAGACTTACCTTGCTTACCTTGCTATCCTGTAACACCTATACCAGGTAATCCATGTTTATATATATAATTTTCCATTTTCATCAATTATTCTTTTTTAATCCTGATATTGTTCGGTCTTTAATATTTACATATGATTCCAATCCATTAATCAAAGACACGGTAACATTAGGTAAATCATTATATTTAACTTTATTGATTAAGTCATTTAATTTTACATAATCATAATTCTATACAATATTATAATCATATATTTTATCATAACATAATCGGAAATCCTAAAATTCTTTATTCTAAAAATGCAATATAGTATTATTTGTTTTATCTTCCAGAATTTTATTAAAACTATTTAGTGAATCCTAATTTTTATAATTCTATGGTACAGATATTTTATATACAACACCATAATATATTACAGATGAATCATTATGTGTATAATTATATATTGATGCGTCTATATTACATGCAACGTTTTTACACGTACTTATAAAATCTGTAATATTTTTATTATTAGTTTGTTCTACTGTATATACAGGCGAATAATCATTAGTCTTTACTGTATTTGTATTATTATATTTTGTATAAACATTTGCATCAAGATATATTGGATAATTTGAACTTAACATAAATCCGTTATATTTTTTACTAAACTTTATATCAAGATTCATATCATGTTCGCCACTATACATTGATTTCATACTAATATAATTAACATCCTTATTACCTATATCATCTTTCTGTATTATTGATAATAAACCATTTCCTGTTGTATTATCATTTTGGTCACATATAGTAAGTTTATTTGATCTTAATGAACCATTCGCATCACCAAATAATACTTCTTTAATTACCTTACCTTTCTCATCTGTAATATTTTTATTTTCAAACGTACCTATTTGTGTAATTATTTTTTCTATATCCTAATTGGTTACACTTGTACCGTTTTTTATTACTCTTATTAATTCATTTATATCTTGTAACATAAATACTTTTCCTTCAGGATCAAAGAACTAATCATTATTAACAAATTTTCTGTTTAATAAAATATCTTTTGTCTTTAATGGTAATAATCTTGAAGTAATTTTCTATGCAAATCCAGTGAACTCACCAGGAAGTGTGTATTCACTGAAGAATAAACTACTTCCTGGCGTTCCTTGCTCACCGTCTTTACCTTGTATACCATAAGTGGCAATACCTGGTGCATATGTATCATTATGAAATCTCTAAGAAATCTGCATACTTTTTATCGCTTATAAATTTTAACTGTTGGATATATATTCTTACCAGTTGTTTCATTAATCACAATAGTTAGAGTATTTAAATTTTCTTTTGTTTCTATATTTGTAGAATAATTTTCATACTTATAATATGTGTTTAAATTAGCTGGTTTTTCAGTTACTATATTTATATTTGAATTTGGTTCTGTGTCTTTTGCATAAAGTTCAACTTCAATATTTGACTATGCATTATAATATACTGATAATGTATGATTTATATAATTTTTCTAACCTGTATATTGAGAATCTTTAAAATAATTCCAATTTTCATTAAATGATTCATTATTTATAAAATGATTAAATATTGCGGATGTTAAATTTATAGTTATAACTGTATTACCTTGATTAATATCAGAAATATTATATGAAGAATCTGAATAATTAACAGATAATATGTCATTCGCAGTAGGATAAACAAATTTATTAATTAATATATAATCATTATGAATAACCATACAGTGTGAACCTAAGAATGATTTATCATCAATTCCTGTTTTATGTCCATCAATACTTATATAATCATTTTCATTAAGATATTTACGATAATAATTATTATCCCATGTCGCGCTTAATAATGAACGATTATCTACTAAATAATAATTTTTATTTAATCTCTATAAATTAGTGTCTTCAAATACTTTATTACCTGGATAATTCTGTATTCTATTAATATTTTTTATTTTTGTATTAGATTGCAATAAATCAACATTAAGAATATCTCGTAATTCATCATCTATATAAAAATCAACCATATTATTCGTATTAGGTGTAAACCATCCGTAATTAAATTTAATCTAATTAGGTATTGATAATGTAAATATTAATGGATTATATTCTTCTGTATTATGTATTAATTTAACATCTGCTTTTTCTGGGATAATATATACATCAATATCATTAGTAAATGTATCAACATATCGTTTTAACTTATCCTTCGGTGTTTCTAATGATATTAATTTTGATATATACTTCTTAAAATGTGTTAAATTAGTTCCTGTTATCAATTTCGTGTTAGTTAATAAGTTTGTTTTATCATTTTTATATGATATAATAAACTAATCACTATTAAGAATATTTGATAATTTTATATTGTTAACATTATTTACATTATTTTGTTTCTTTATAGTTAATCCTAATTTATTTTCATTTAATGTTATTAATTTCGGATTTAATACATTTGTTATATTTAAATGCTAACTTATATTTTTTCCTATAGTTGTAGTACGTCTTATAACATTTTCAAGGATCTATTTAGCTGTATGATTATATTCACCATCTGCCTTTGTAATAATATACGCATGACTATTACTTGATATTGAATTTACATGAGTTAATGTACCTGGATAATCAATATACTCATAATTTGTTAATACACCAATATCATTATAATTATTAACAGAAACATATTCATTACAATCAACTGAATTTTCCATATTAAATGAAACAAACTATGGTAAATTAGTTGATAATGTTGTATTTACTATCGGTACATCATACTATGTAAATAATGAAGACCATAAATTATGTTCATCTATTAATGACATTAATTGTTTATGAAAATTATTTTTCTTATGAGCATGAATACCATTATTCATACAGTTAAGTGTCCTGAAATCAATATCATATGGTGCGTTAAGAACTGCATAATCAGCATAACTCTAATATTCATTTGTTGTAACATTCTTTATGTTAGATGTGCCTTCATGTGCATAATCAATATAGAACTAATGATTAATCAATAAGATGAACCTTTCTTTTAACGATATATAAATCTCATTAGTTTTTGATAAATCATAATCGGTTAAAACAAATGCTTCAAACCCTGAATAATCTTCAAGATGAATATAACTATTAACAACCTTTGTATTTAACTTAATATTAAATTTAATACCAGAAAATATAAACTCAAGACTTTTAATATTAGAATTATAATATACAGATGCTGTATCAATATTAGTATTATCTATCAATAATTTTTTAATGGAATGCTGTACAGAACTGTTTAATATACTTTCCTTATATGTAATTGATTCATTATTAATATACAATATATTATCTACTTTATTAGTTACATATTGATTTGTATCATAATCTGCTACATTATAAGTATTTTCACAGAAATTACCATTAAATTCATAATTTTCATTTAATGTATTAACATCTAATATGTTATTATTATCATAATATTGTCCATTAGATTTCCATAAACATTGTACAGATGGAACAATAGGATATAATAATTCACTATTACCTGTATTATTAGGATTTGCAAAATAATTATTTGATTTTAATTCTGGAATTACAGTATCATAATTATATTCCTAATATTTTTGTTTGTCTGCTATTTTTAATTTAGTATTTTCTATAACAGATATTGAATTCAAATTATTTACGTTTATAGTTGTACTTATATATGCTGTTTTAGAAGGTGTTATTATAAATGTCGTTCCTTTAGACACATTTACTTTATTGAATTTAAGTTTACCATCTAAAACTTCATACATCACTCCATGTTGTATTCTATAATCCGTTTCATCTGTTGCAATAGTTTCACCTGCCGGAATATCAATATATAAATTATCCTCATTATGTAATGTTCTGCTTAAATCAATAGTTGTATCTATATCTTTAATATTAGTAATACCCATTATAGCAACTGCGATTTCTGTAGGTTTATACAAATGAATCTTATTAGTTATTAATAACGAAGGATTAATAGTAGAAATCATGCATGTATTTACATCATATGGATTTGTTATTACACATAAATCCTATGTTTTATTAATAAACTACTATTGATTATCTAAACTATAATTCTTATAATTATCTGGTTCCCATACGTTATTTCTCAAATATCCATTTGTAATATTAAATACATTAACTGTATCATAAATACCATTTGTGTTATAAATTAATGGATACTTAATTTTATTAACTAAGTCACTAATATCTGTATTAACAGAATATGTATAATTAAGTTCTTTTGTAGATTTAAACTTAACAACATTATTGTAACGCCAACCTAATGTTTCAAAACAATAATTGGAGAATGCACAATAATAATTATCAAAATAATCTGATTGATTTGTCAATGCATGCATTTCATAAGTTATATTACTATTAAAATATGAAATAGTATCATCTTTAATATTAACAGGATCTTCTGATTCAACATAACAATGTAAATCACTTATATTATTTAAATAATTATGTTCAAAATTATTATCTATATTCTTTATCCAATCATTTTCATTATCATCCGGTTGTATATCATTTTCAATATATTTAATACCATTATGTTTAATAAATGAAATACTGTTATTATATTCTTTATTTGTTGTATATAATGATGATACAAGACCATTTACTTTATCAAATCCAAAATAATCATAATGAAAATCATCAAACTTTGGTGTTAATATATGTTGAACATACATATTATCATATGATGAAATTATAGAAATACTCTTATCATTATAAGATCCAACTTTAATTATATTAGTATTAAATTTCTCAATACATTTTATAATACGATTAATCTGTACATCTAATGTTGCAGTTATATCATTATATTCCAAATCCTATGAATAAAATGAAATTCTATAGAAATAAGTATTTTCAGAATATCTACATTTCTATTTGGTAACATATGGATTTATATTATAATCAGTCTCTAATAATCTATCATCATTTGATGCAATTATTTCATATACAATATGTTCAGTTGTAAACTTATTCGTTTCATATGTATTACCAGCATTAGTAACAGAAGATTTAATAGGATAATCCTATGCAATAAATTTAATATGTTCACCACATTCAATAGGTTTATTGAAATGTAATATTATAAAACTTTTATCAGTATCTTTATCTATCTTAATTTCTGATGAATCTAATGACATTAAATTTGAGTCTGGAGTATTAGTGACATAATTCTTAAAGAAATTCTTTAAATCAATATCAGTCTAAACTCTACCCACATTATTATTTGTTATTGCGAAGAATAATCTATCATAATATTTCTTATCGAATATTACTTTATAAATATTCTCATCTCCTTTATAAATATCACCATTTTCATCATATTTAGTTAATACTGTATTTCCTGTACTATTCTTAGAAGAAACAACATAACCATAATTAATGAAATCATTTGCAGTTAAATATAATCCAAAATAACGATGCATAGAATATTCTTCCATATCATTATCATCAAACATAAACTCAAGGTTTATAATATTGGAATATATAAGATTATGTCTTTCAAAACCAGCAATAATATAATTATTAAACATTTCTTGTTTATTAGCTATATCTGAATTTAATATTTTAGATCCAAAATATGTTGTCTCTGACTAATTAACAAGAATGCCTCTATCTACTGATATACCTTTCCATATATTATTGCCTTGTCTATAATAAGGAGAATTCTAATTATAATCCTGTTCAATAAATTGCAAATAACATTGTCCATAATTAGACAACATATTCTTATAATTATTAAGGTATTGTCCAATAGATGTTGTTGTTCTTAAATCAAATGTCTTTATAACCTTTGATTCTTTAATTAATTTCTTTAATTTTTCTGTATCATTAATTCCTTCACCTGAATATGTCTCTTCATTAAATATATCATCATATCTGAATATCGCGAAGAATTCTGGTACATTATTTCCTATATGTAATGGCGCGAGAATCTTCATATTTTCAGAATAAAGACTATCTGTATTTGTTTCTGCACCATATTCATACATTGTTTCATATTGATCTTTATAATCAGTATAAACCTTATGTGCTTTCAGAGAATTTTCTGGTAATCCAAATAAATTTTTAATAGGAATTTTACTGAATACCTTTTTTATATCTCTTGGATAATTACCATCAGATGAAATAGGGTATTTACGAACATTCTTATTATTTAATACAGCATTAGCTTTAAATGTATCAAGATATAAGTTATAATCTTTATCTACAACTAATTTAATATTTCCAGATAACTTTGGATTTGCTCTTAATAACATTGATGAATGATGTTGTGTATTAAGTTCATAACCTTTATTATCATAATTTGTTAGATGCTTTTCATTTTCATCATTAGTAACTATTAATCGTCCGTTTATTTTATTGCTAGATTTATCAGTAATAGTTAAAACAATATCTTCTGATGAGCTAATAGGATAATCATCATCTAAACTTATTGTAAATATACCAGGTTCTATCCTATTTTCAAATATAATATTATTATCTGTTTTATTTATGAAATCATTAATATGAACACCATTAATTCTTAAATAATTTTTCAAAGCATTATTCTATAATGTTATAATATAATTTGAAGGAGTTTCTGCTTTTGCACGAATATTACTTCCATATACAGATATTTTACTTATAACAGACTATGTATTAATATCAGATAGTTTTTTATCTTTTAAAACTATCATATCAGGTACTTGTTCTTTTAATTTATCCTAATCAATTATCAACTAATCTGTAATTTTGTCAACATATGAAATTTCTAAATTTGCTTCAATATCTGTTAAACTTTTATCGGATACTTCTTTTTCTGTATTTGTATAATCATATACATCTGTTAAATAAATATAATTTCCAGATAAAATAGGATATACACCATATCTAGGAATTTGTTTTGTTAAAGGATTCGCACATTCTTTTGTTTCAATACTATGTCCGTCTTCATCTATGTCTATTTCATAATTATATAATTTTTCATTATTGTTTATATCGTCATTACCAGTTGCTATTTCATACTTAGGTTTATCTTCATCCGTATTTATTAATACATAACGATGATATATAGCTCTATAAGAACTGTCTATACAACTTATACTCTTTTCACCTAATGTTATTAATTTTGTGTTATCAACTATATCATCATTATTAGGATAATCGTTATTATCTTGGACAGGTACACTATAAATTATAGTATCTTTATTATTAATAGTAGTATCATTATACTTATTACATATACGATTACTAAAATTATACATTTCTTTATAATCATTGAAGAATTCGGTTTCATCCTAATCAAAAAACACGCTTGAATCAAATCGATTATATATTCTATATGAATTATTATGTGTACAAAAATTCTTGATTATAAAATCATTAATACTAAAGCTATAATTTTCAGCATTATTATGATATATTTTTATATTAGTTCTATATGTCTTAAAAGGCTCTTTATCATTATTAAACGTAAATGAGCCGTTAATATTAAAAGTATAAAAATCATTCTATGCATCCTTATCAACTTTAGTCGTAATATTTCTATCTTTAATATAAGTATTATATACAGTAGGAGACCAGATAAAAACAGGTTTATAATATATAAATTTTAATGGTACTGATTTTTGTTTATATCCTAAATAAGCATTCTAAGAAACAACACATTCTGTATATGCACTAACAGACAATAATGATTTAGGATCTGTATATATTGCACTAATTTGAAACCTTAATACATTTCGGTCTTCCTATATAAAATTATCAGGTACATACAATAAATTGGTATGTGGTATTAATGTATTATTATCTGTATTATAATCAAATGCTGGTAATAATAATGTATTGTTATTAAGTTTATCATCTTTCCATTTTGGTAAAGTTATATCCTTAATTGCCTCTTGTAATTTCTGCTCTTCTATATTAATTTTATTATTATTATATAAAATTACGGGTTTAATAATTAATTTAAATGGAAAGTCACCTATATTTTTATCATATAAATTCCAATTAGTTAATGAATCATTAATATGTGATTTATTATCGCTCCAATATATTTTAACATTAATCTTATAATTTGCAACATAATGGTCATCAATATAACCTCCATTAAAATTTGAATTAAATGCACTTGGTAAATCATTACCAATATTTACAAATGTACCTTCATCATATGTAGAATCGTCAGAATGAAATAATAAATCACTAAATATATTATTTGCTATATTTTTATTAACATTAATATTATTTAATGGGAATATATTTCCATAAATTATTTTATTTGAATTTTTCTCTGAATTCTTTCCATAAAAAGGTAATTTATCAAATTTTGCTGTTAATTCCATTTTAACAGGATATGGTAAATCACTATTTATATTTTCTTTATCTTTAAACTAAAACGAATCAGGGTCATATACATATCCTAATTTATCTGTATTCATGACAGGAATTGGATATTCTACATCTTCATACCCATTTATTAAAACAGATGAATTAATAACAACATCTCTCTTATTTGGTGTTAACTTAAATAAATATTTCTTTTCTTTTGCCATTTGTATCCTTAAATCAAATTCGTTTCATTATTTATTAGATGAAAAAAGAGATATTACTTTTTATATTGAAGTAATATCTCTTTTCATTAAAATTATTTTTATTTAATCATCTTCTGAAACACTAATATCATAATTAATATAATTAATACTTGCAATATCTCCAAGATAACCAACGCTATCAAACTCTTTATCGATAGTATCAACTTTATCCTATAATGATATAGAAGTAATTACTTTTGTTCCTGATGATTCATCTGTATTCTCATACGCAATGTTCTTCGCTATATGTTTAAAATACAAACCATTAACTGAATTACTATTAGGTATTGTATCATCAAGATGCGAAGTAACTCCAGACGAACTTAATGTATTATTAATAGCGATAGTTAACGCATCATCATTTACATCCTTAATTAAATCTGCAATTTCATTTGTTGATGAAAGATTATCAGGAAATGATATAATAATAGAATTAGACCAATCTGATCTTAAAGGATTTGTTGGATAACCTGCTTCTGATATTGATCTTACTTTAATCTCTACACGTTCACCTTTCTAGATAGGTATATCTATTTGATTAATGTTAACTTCCGTGGAATCTGCGACATTCTCAACAACCCATTTATAGCCGTTACCATCATTTACTTTTGTCTTCATCTATGACTATGATATATTCCAATCAGAGAATGTACCTGTAACGCTTGAACCTGTATTCTAATCATTATATGTAAATGTATTTAATAATACAGGTGTATTATCTTCTTTAACATAACGATATGCAATATCAAATCCTATAATTTCTTCTTGTAATTCAGAATTTCCTATACGTGTTTTCTATACAGGGATAGAAAAGAAACCTCTGATTCTATATTTAGGATCTGTTAATAAGGCACCATTTGAACGAACTTCAGACTAAAACGCAGAAACATTACTTGAATAACTAGACTATGCATTCTATAATTCCAATGTTTGTGTGTTTATTTGCTCCTGTTTCGCGTTATAATCACTGATGTTAGTAATATTCTATAACTCTGATTTTAAGTCCGCTATGGCAGATTTAAGGCTATCTATCTTTGTCTTATCATCTGCAATAAGAGCTGCTGTATTCTTAATAGTTGTTGTGTCAATTGCCGCATTAATTTGTGTGTTAACCTATACGACTCTCATATCGGATTCTGATAATGTTGGTGCATTTGGTTTCTAACCACTCCAAGCGGTAACAGTTCTCTCCTTAGCCTCATCAATCATCTTTGCACCCCAATCAACTACATAATTACTGTAATATTCAGATAATGAAGTTGTTGATACATTACCATTATTATCTTCATATAAAAGATTATCAGTATCAACTCTAATCGGTGTTGACCATGTATCTCCTTGAAGATTATATGCTTCTGAAATACCTTTTACATATATAATATCATATTCATGTGCACCAACTCTTACAGAAATAACTTTACTTCTGAATGGATCTTCATAATAATTAAGTGTCGCATAAACACCTGGCAAAGTCGCTCCTGTAATTCTCTTTAATCTTACCTTACTTGAATTCTGGTTAATCGCTATAATCTCAAATATTGAATCACTATATGATAACTAATCTCCAATAGATAACACATTATTTTTCCCCTAATCTATACCTTCGTTTGATATTGTAGAATATGTTATATTATCCAATGTATACCAAACATTACCGTTAATAATATCTGGATCCTATATAATCTAGAAAATTCCTGATTTAGTATTTCTTACTAATGGTAGTTGAACAATCTCTTCATCTTCAGAATATGAAATATTATTATTAGCTAATAATGATTTCAATGAAAGATAATCCATACCAGATGTTATTTGATTATTATTCCACAATGTTGTAGCTGAATCATCATTAGAATTAAGAATTACCCTTACAACCTTAACTCTATCTGCATCATCTTCTATCTATCCTGTTAAATTAATATCGACCGTTAATCCTGGAAACATTAAGTCTTCAAAGAACCAATTAGTATCTAATTTAAATGTAGATGGATCTTGTAAACCTGCAATCTATGTCGGTGTCTAAGGAATCGAGCTCAACTTAATAGTTCTTCTTGAACCATCGTTAAGATTAATTGTTCCTTTACCGGTTGAAAGTGAATTAAGCGAATCTTCAACAGCTTTCAACCTATTAACAATCGAAGCATAACTTGGTAATTGATATTTAGAATTTGTTCCCTATGTATCTTGATATTCATAAGTTACGAATGTATCATTAGTTGTTAAAGATCTTTGCATAGCGGATAATAATGAAAGTTCATTAGTTTGCTATGCAATAGTCTTACGCATATTCTCTGCAAAACTGTTTATATTATTTGTACTCATCTTATATTATCCGTTATTTATTTTCTAATTCTTGTATTCTATTATTTAAATCTTGTATATATTTAATCATTAATGGTATCAATGACTCATAATTGACAAATGTTGTTCCTCTCTCATTATCATTTGTTTCATCACCTGTTCTATATACTAACTTATCAAATCCAAATCCTTGTAATATATACTATGGTAAATCAATACTTGGATATACATTATTGTTATATGTATAATAATTAACCTAAATACCGTTTATAATATCATTTATATTACCATTATCTGTTGTCCATTCACCTAATGCAGTATCAGCTTGTGATTCAACATTAAATATAGGTTTATAAACAGAAGGAACATTATAAGTATATTCATCATTCAAAATTTTTATTGGAGGCGTATAAGATGAACCTTGATATATAGATGTATTGATAAAATCATTTTTTAAATTATTAAGTTGAATCTTAATAACATTATTGCCATCGCTTGTAGTTGAATCTGTAGACGTGTCTGTAATAGGTAATATAACATTTGTCTTTACATTCTATGCAATAATACCAGATGTTTTTGAGCCATTAAGGTAACCATCTAATTTAGTTTCTAGTTCCTCTAATTTTTGTTTATTTTCATCTGTTAACTTAAGTGTTGTCATATAAGCATCTTGAATAGCCATTGTTGACTAAACATTAGTATTCATCACATCAATAGCTCTGTTAAGATTACTAACAACATCAGAAAAATCAACACTATTAATAGAAGACATTGTTGTATTATCCTATATCATCGCATCTGTATTATCATATACAGATAAAGTCTTTATATTAACACGGAATGAATAACTATTACCAAAGAAATTTGCCTTATTAGGACCTCCAAATGATTTCTTCTTAGTTAATGTAGGAATCTTAATACCTTCTGCTGTACTTTTTGGTGAATCTAAAAATACAATACCAAAAAGATTTATTGCATATGCTGATTTCGTAGTATCATTCTAATCATAAACACTATAATAAAGAAGAATTGCATTAAAACCAAATTCACATGGTTTTGATGTAATATCACAGAATTGATCTTTAAACTAATTATTAGCATCAATATTTACATCATCATAAGAATTAATCTATATTTGATTATTTTTGTCATTACAAAAGTTTCTACAGGCAGTTTGTATCTATGTAATATCCTTTACTATTTCATATGCGTCATTCAACTGATAATTTGAATTATTAACATTATCATATCTAGGTTTTGTATCACTTAATATTTTTAATGTATCTACATTATTTGTTCTTCCTTGTAAATGTTCATTATCACCACAATTATATGTATGCCCATATATATAATTAGTTTCTGCTGAATCCTAAACCTATTTAAAAAATACAGGACCATTACCATAACTAGTTGGAATATTAACATAAGTTTCATTAAACATACCAAATTCTGTACTTAATGAATTACCTGCATCTATTGCTCCAAAACATTGAACAGTCCTTGTTTTATAATTGCCGTTATCTCCTTTTTCTCTATAATAAACGTCATTATTCTTTTGATTTCTCTCTAATGTTAATAAATTATTAATATGTCTATTCTCAAATGATTTTAACCAATGAAAGAAACAACGCTCAGTAACTGTATGGTATTCTTGATAATTATACTTATCATCATTTAATAATCTTGTTTCAAGATTCATCATATAATTCTATAAATCAGTTGCAATTGCTATTGATTCCTATTTAAGATCTGTATTACCAAACATTTTTGGAAGATTAAGTAAAGCATAATGTGACATTGCAACACCTGTTGCTCGACTATTTAAATTCAAACCAATATCTTCATTAGCAGATGGGAAAACATATAATGTTGCACCGTTATCTCTCAACGGTCTTAATAAAGGTGTTCTAATCATTTTCTTTAAAAATTAATTTTATTTTCTCTCTATCATAATATCATCTGCTGAACGAACTGAATAATCTAATACATCCCAAGATGATCCATATTCATCATCATTGGCAATACATTTCAATGTAATTCTATTTAATTCATCCTTTGATATTCTTAAAAATTTATTTTCTTCCCTTGATAATACAACTCTATAAAATGCTTTTGATTTACTATCATTAAATCTTAATTTAACTATAGAACCAGGAATTCCATTTATAGAAGCAGTATGTTCATCATTTATAGTAACCGTATGATTGTAATCATAATAAGTATATATAAATCCAGATTTAATATCATTGTATTGATATTTTGGTAAATTCATTCTTTTTAACTAAATAGCAGTTGCAAACAGCATACTCTAATCAAAAGTAAATGACTAAGGTTCATTCAAACTCTACTCAGATGATTTACTTGCGCCATATAAACCAATATAACCTTGTTCATCAGAATAACTATTACTAAACTATTTCTTTAAACTATCAACACTACTTATAATCTATTCTAATGTATCAGCCAATGACTAAACGGTTCCATTTCCTAATTCAACACCAATAGCGCCAGAATTATGTGCATACTTATTCATATCTGAATTAATTTTATCATATGGTACAGTTTTTAATAAGCCACCATCATTATATAAATAACGTCCATTTAATGCATCATGGTTTATACCTTCATTATTACTACCACCAGATCTAATAATCTATTCAAGACTTTTTGTATCTTCAACTGAAAACTATTTAGCTGTTATTTTATTAAATACACCAGTATTAGCCTTTACATAAGATTTCTAATCATCTGTATTATCTATATTAACTTTAATACATTGTTTATTACTATCATATATATTATCTATATAATCAGATATTGATTGATTATTCTCATTAATAATTCTTGGAAGCTAACCAATCATTGTTCTTATAGATATATCATTTAATTTCTCTTTTAAACTCATCTATATCAAATAAAGATTTTATTTACTTATTTATTTAGAGAAAATCATACATGTCAAAATTAAATTGATTATTTAAAATAAATTAAATAAAACTTTATTATATTATATATTTTACTAAACTTTTCTAATAATGTTTATCTATATATAAAATAAAAAAATGATATAATAAAGAAAAAATTCTAAATTACATCATCTATATTAATTTCAAAAATATTTTACATTTTCCAAGGATCTACCTTTCTAAAAATATTATTTAATAAAAAATTGATCCTACAATATTTATCTCTATAAAAAATAACTATTAAAAAAGAAAGTAACCAAAGAAAAAATAAATTTTCACCAATATTATATTAAATTTATAATTTTATATATTATATATAATATCTATCTTAACCTTAAATACTAACATATTTATTATACTCAAGTTTTCAGAAAAAGTCTACTTTTTATTTAAATATTTTTAATAAATTTTAAAAATAATTTATAACTTACTGATAATCAATATATATTTAACTTAATTTATACAAATTCTAAATAATATTATTAATTTTATAAAATTTTAAATAAAAATCTAACTTTCCTACTTTAAATATCTTAACCTCTCAAAATACCAGTATTTATTTTACTTACTTTTGTGAAAAAAGTCTACATTATTTTAAATTATTTTTTAATTATTTTTAATGTAATTTTAACTAATAAAATAGACTTTTAATTAAGACTTTAATATAATTATGCTATATAAATATAAGAAGAGAAAATTATACATATATAAAAGTAAAATGAAAGTTGATATAACATTTGACAACAAATGGTTTGTTGTCAGTTCAAATTATCTATTTGAACTTAATGTTATACGCAGAGCTTTTACAAGAGAAATTCCAAATGCGTGGATGTTAAAGAAGATTACTGACATACAAATTACTGATAGAGAATTCATGAACAAATATAATATGATTTCTACTAATTTGTGGTTAGAAATTATTAAGGTTGCTAAAAAGTTCAATATAGCAATGGAAATGACTCCAGCTGCACAGAATTATTTAAATTAGTTTACATTAAAGTTTGAAGATTTTAAGAGTTATATAGATGATATTTTTGAAGGTGCAGAAACAGATGAAGGAAAAGAATTTAGACCATATGATTATCAAATAAAAGCGGCGTATACATTATTAAAATATAAAAAATGTTGTGGAGAAATTTCTACTTCAGGTGGAAAAACATTAATTTCATTCATGATATTTAAATATTTAATTGATACACAAGGTATAGATAATATTCTATATATTGTTCCATCAGTTGACTTAGCTAACCAATCAGCTGAACAATATGAACGATATGAGTCTTACCTTAAGAAACATAATCATAATTGGGAAATAGGAATTCTTAGGTCTGGTTTAACAAAGAAACAAAAAGAAAAAGTCGAATCATGTAACATATTGTTTGGAACTTTTCAAAGTCTTTGTAAACGTAAAAAAGAGTTTTTTGATAGATTTAAAGCCTGTATTTGTGATGAGTGCCATCATGCGGGTGGAGCAGTTTCTGTAAAGAATATATTATATAATATGTCAAATCTTATATATTCTATAGGTGTAACTGGAACTTTTCCTAAAGAAAGTATGTATGAGAATTTATATATACAATCTATTATAGGACCTGTAATATATAAGTTAACAGCAAATCAATTAATTAATACAGAGAAAAGAGGAACACCTATATATGCAGTAATTCAATATCTTAAATGGGCAGATCAAAAAACAAAGGAAACAATGTATATCTATAGAGCAAATAAAAATCCTATGAATATAGGCGCAGGTAGTAAGGTTCTGAAGATCGAAAGGAAAACGGTTAATGAATCATATACAAGATTAAAGTATATTTGTGATCAAGTTATCAAGACAAAGAAAAATGCTTTGGTACTATTTGGCGATATTAAATATGGATATGGTAGAAAAGTATATGATTATATAAAAGATAATTCAGATAAAAATGTTTATTATACAGATGGAAATACGCCAAATAAAACAAGAGATTATTATAAAGCAGAAATGGAAAAAGATATTTCTGGAAATACAGTGATAGTAGCGTCTATCAATACATTTGGTGAAGGTATCGATATTAAAAATCTTTGGTCTATTTTCTTGGTTGATACAGCAAAGTCCGAAAGATTAGTAAGACAAATATGTGGTCGTGGAATTCGTTTGTATCCAGGAAAAGATAAAGTTGTTATTTTTGATTTCGTAGATGATTTGAGATATTCTGCAGATCCAAATAAGAGATATAAAGATAATTATTTATGGAAACATGGTCAAGAGAGAAAGAAAATTTATCTTGAACAACATTTCCCTGTATATGAGCAGAAGATAGATTTTAAATAATTTAAGAAATTATCGTTTAAAGAATAAATAATTAAACGATAATTTTAAATTTTTATTATGTTGTTAAGTGAAGTCTTATATATAGCAAAAAATATAAATAAATATAAATCTCTTAATGAATCACTTAAGTCTAATATATTATCTGATATATTTCATAAGTTTGATTATTCTAATATAACTATTGAACCTGTTAATAAAAACTATTATATTGGTTATACTGATAAGGGCGTTTCATTTTTTGATGTCAAATTTGAATATCAAAGGTTAGCAGAAAGAAATTAGTTAACACAAGATATGTGTGATACAGTGGAAGGAAGATAGAAAATTATTAATTGTGATTATAAAAAGAAAAAACGTAAGAAATTATGGAATGGAACTTATGAAGATAATGGAATAATATATATGATTATGGAAGCTATCAAAAATAAGTCAACACATAAAATCGGTTTATCTGATATAACAGATTCAGAATTAATAACTATATCACCAATAGACGCAAAGAAAAAAATATATAAAACCGGATTACAATTTTGGGTTGATTATGATAATAATCTTAGGGCTGTAGTAATAGATAATACAATAATATTATATATTTAGCAATTAAACCAATATAATTCATGGTTGAAACCAAATCCAGATTATCACGAGAAAACAGATTTCTCTACATTTGCTGATAATAGGAATGATGAGTATTTAGAAAATTTTATAAATAAAGCATTTATTAAAATACCAGTTTATAATATATTAACATCTAATGTAGAATTAAAGAAAGAATTAGGTGCAAATAATGTTAAATCATTATAGAATGTTCCAGGAATATCAAAAGTATATGTGGTAAATACAGAAGGTATGGAAAATTCCAATATAGAGGAAAAACTAAAAACAAGAAGAGATTATAAAATATTTTTAGAGAGTCAAATAGATCTTAATAAGAAAAATATTGAAAGATATTAGAATGAATTAAAAATTAGGCGTTCGCAAGGTGTTGATTCTAAAATTATAAATAAGATTTATGATTTCCTTGATGTTTGTATGGATACAACAATAGAATTATAGAATTTAGATAATGATGTATTGACAAATAAATCCGCCGATGATTTTATAGGAGATACCTATAGGCATTCTGCACCATTAGATTATGTATATTCATCTGCTTTAAAACGAATATATCCAGATAGAAGTTTTTTTGATTCAAAAGTAAGAAATATGTATGGTAGAGGAACACATATGGAAACTAATTGGTCTTTTAATTCTATAGGAGATTGCTTGGTTGTGGCTAATTTAAAAGTTGAAAAATGTATAGAATATTCATAGTCTATAATTGATAGATATGACAAATATAATAATATAAAGAATAAAGCTGATATTTCTTAGGATGAAATATTATATGAGTTGAATATATTAAAATCAAAGTATAAAGAATTAGAAGATTTTCTATCTTATAACTCATCTGTATATAATGAAATAAGAAGGCAATTAGATAAAGCTAATATAGATCTTGATAAGATAATGACAAAAATAGATAATTTTCAATTTTAATATAATAAAGGGATAAGAAATAAATCTTACCCCTTTTTATTTTTTATAAACAATTAAAGGTAATTGTTGAATACCGTTGAATGAATGTTGTACAGGAGGTTTTGAATAAATTTTCTTATTCTTATTTTTTGATTTCTTTCCTATACCACCATTAAATCTATCACCAGAACCAAAAGTTCCCATACCAGCAGGAACTGGATCACCTATTCCTATTGTATTCATAGGCGTATTATAAACTACTCCTTCACACATAATTATCTTAAACCATTGTTATTTTTAGGTAATGAAACTCCTATACCATTAGGTGCTCTTCTAGATAAAGACTATAAAGCATTTATTTTATGTTTAACTGAAATACCAGGATGCTACTTACTTTCATATTTAGGACTATCTAAATCTAAGTATTCACTGTTTCCATCCTTATATGGATCATATTCCTTAGATATTAATTCTCTTTCACCATTAGCATTTCTTATATATACATCATAATAGTTATAAACAAAAGACCATGTAAATGTATTGAATGTACCCATCCTGGCTGCATAAGACATTGATAAGTCTCCTATACTTGTTGGTGTTAACTATTGATAACAATAACTAACAGTTTCAAATCCACCATCATCCAATAAGGAAACAGTTATATTAGGTAGATATAAAGGTGTTAACTATCCTAACCTTAAATATAAATCATATTGATGTCTAGCGACAAAATAACTAATATAACTTTCTGCAGTTTTAACAGTCAATGTTAATGTTTTCTCTAATAACATGTCTTCCTATTTACCTGGACGTTTCTATATTTTATATTCTCTTCCTTGCTATATAACAGAACCTGAATTTAAGCCTGGAAAATTAATTGATGCAATCTAAGCGTTAAAGAAATCTTCCAATGTTACATAAGGTAAATACATCCTATTTAATATTGGCATCCACTTTTCTGTAACATCTGGATAAAACCAATTGAAATCCAATGCTATTACGAAATTTTGATCTAGATTATTTAATAACATTTTTAATTAAACTATATGATTGTTTGTATATTTATTGAAGATTATTTTTTATTTTCAAATATTTTATGTATCTTTGTGTTGTTAATAAAAAAAATATTGAACACTTAAAATAATAAAATTATGGATATTACATTATATAAAGTAAAAACAGATAGAGGTTTTTTCATAGTGAATGCAATTAATGAATTTAAAGCACGGTCACTTATGGCGAAGAACGGTGAATATGTTCATACATGTGACAAAATCATAATTAAAGAAAATGATATTATACCATATAATTTATTTTAATCATGTATTAAATATTAAATTATGTATTATGAGTAAAAAGAAAACGTATTCAGAGAAAGTAAAAGATTTATGTGATAAATTTTGGAATGATTATCAAGTTACATGTGATATAGAATTTGTTGATAGAACAATAAAATATTATATTGGAAGATTTAAAGCTATCGCAAGGTCTGCAGATAAAGAAATAGAAAAGTTATCTCAAAAATAAAACTTTTTATATATTTAATGTATAATACAAATATAATAGTTAACTGAGTTAATAATCCTCTAATAAAATTAACTTAATTAATAAAGAAAGGAATATTACTATGGGTAAGCAAAAAAGAAGTGAAAATACGTATCAGAAGATTAATACAATCTTTAAGAGAGATGCGAATAATGTAATTATGCCTTATGATGAGTTTGCACTTCCCGAATTGGAATGGATGCGAAATTGTAAGTTTGATGCAGAATCTAAAATCGATGGTACTAATACTCGTATTGAGGTAACTCGTGAATTTATTACATCTGATATTGGTAATAATGAAGGTATTAGATGGAGTGTTGCATATAAGGGTAAAACTGATAATGCACAAATTCCAAAGATGTTGTATACTTATCTTACTACTGTTCTTACAGAAGATAAAGTTCTTAATTCACTAGGACTTACAAAAGAGATGTATGTCAATGATGAGTTGATGAAAGAAAAAGGGTGGTCTGTATTGAATGAACAGTTTAATGTATATGAATTGGATGAAACAAAGATTCCTAAGAGATATACATTGTATGGTGAAGGTTACGGAAATGGAATACAGTCTGGTGGATACTACAGACAAGATAATTCTTTTATCGGATTTGATGTAAAAGTTGATGATATGTATCTCCTTCGAGAAAATCGTGATGAGATCTTTAATAAATTAGGTGTTGATATTGTTCCATTTGTAGGACAACTTACTATTGACGAAGCAATTGAAATGGTAAAGAAAGGATTTAGATCTAAAATTGCAAAAGATGATCATCTTGAAGAAGGATTGGTTCTTCGTACACCTATGGGTTTGAAGAATCGTAGAGGTGAAAGAATTATATTTAAAATTAAAACATGTGATTTCCAGAAATATTTTTCAAAGTATGGAACATATGATAAGGTAGATCAACCAAAGAATGAAAACTTTTAATATATGATAGAAATTATTGAAATATGGTTTCCTATTATTGCATTTATTGCATGTTCATATTTAATATATATGGATAGAAAACATTTTAAGAAAGTTGAAAAAGAATTAGATAAAATAGAAAAAGATATTCATCATGAATAATTTTTTGATTTTATTTTTTTGTTTGAAATAAAATATGTATCTTTGTATTGTTAATAAAAATAATATTAATTAATTTTTAAATAATAAAAAATATGATTACACGTAAGGAACTTGTTGCTAAGTACAAGATTGCAGTTAAGCGAGTAAATGAGTTGGAGAACAAGAAGTATGAGTATAAGACTAATCGACCATGTGCTCCATTTGGTAATGTGAAGAATATGAATATTCCTGACATTATTAGAGCTGGCGCAAATGTGCATGATAGTGATGCTAATGTAACAGAGCGTATTAAGCAGTATGGTATTTTTCCAGAGGATTTGAAGAATGCAAATGATCATTTGTATGAGGGATTTGCAATTTCTACATGGGACCACGATTTTAAACTTCGTGTAGAGCAAATTCACGATGAGAAGAAGTTGAAGACATATAAGGAAGTAATGAATAAGTTGTCTGCTAACTTTACTGATGAGGATCGCTTCATGATTGAGATGGGTGAGATTGATGCACTTGACATCGATTTGGATGATGATGCACCATCAGATGAAGTAAAGTCTGAAGAGTAATATTTGTTACTTAAACAAATATATGTATGGTTAATACTTAACCCAATGTGGTTGGGTATTAACCATTTTTCATTTTTAATTAAATTAAACTAATATGGATGAATTTTTAAAACAACTCATATCTAAATATAAACCAAAGTTTTCTCGTGATAAACTTTTTGGTGGATATGATATTGATGTATATGATAGAGATCAGATAAAGCACGAAACAATTAATTATTTAAATGAACATTTTCAAAATCCTGATATAAAAAGTGAAGAGTATCATGATTATTATAAGAAAATGTTAATAATTAAAGAGTTCGCAGAAACATTTGAAACATATTTTGCAAATTTAAGTTTTAGATTACCAGTACCATCAGGTACAGAAGTTTATTGTTCACAACGAGATTAATATATGAATAGTTTTATTAAGTTAGATAATGGAATAGTTCTTAATATTTCACAAATAGAAACATTCGGACCAATTTGGCCATTTGACTTACTAGAGTTCGATGATTCACAACCTATAGGTGATAATATTGGCGATTCTGTTAAACGTTTATTTCAAGATAAAGAACATAATAATATTGCAAAAGAAATGGTTAGAACTTCATTTGCTACACCATTAAATTGCAATGATAATATGAGAAAATACGGTGAAGGCAAAATACTTAATTATACGGTTCTCTTAAAATCTGGTCATAAGTTTTTTATTACTGAAGCAGAATATAATAATATTTTGGAAGTTATGAATTTATCTGCAAATAATGTATATTCTAATGTAGATAAAAAGTATACTAAATTTGATTTTTAATTATGAATTTTGAATACGAAACAACATGTTATAAATTTACAGACAATGATACATATGTCTCTATTGATGATATATTGGATGAGATTGATAAGCATGCTATAAAAATAGGTTGTAGTACTAATAGACCAAAATCCGCAAATGAAATTATAAATGATAATTTGAAACAATGGAATAATTTTGAGCCTTATTCAAATACATTTAGAAAGAAACATATTTGTTGGTTTCCTGTATATATACAAATTGGTTTAGATAAAGATCTTGCTGATTATTTTGTATTGAAATATATTAGTAATGATTATCATAGAGCAATTTATTATAAGATTTCGGGTGAATATGCGTTTACATTGTGTTATGATGGTTATATATATAAGAGAGAATCGTTCTCAGATTATTGTGATTATCTTCCATGTTATGTATTACCGTGTACAGCAAAAGATGTATTAGCACATAATTCATGTTGTAAGTTAAAAGATACTGCATTATTGCTGAAGGAAATTTGGGAAGATGTAAAAAAGAACTATTCTGATGCAATTGAGCAAAACATATGGTTTGAAAATGGTTATTACTACCATACAGAACATTATATAAAAAATAAGTTTATTCATTTTGATTTTTAATTTATTATATGTCAAAACAATACGATAAATTTAATTTGGAAGTTGAACAAGATCCACTTGTTCAACTTCATAAAACTGATTATAATAATTATAGTGATTTGTCACATTTTGTAGATGAATACTATAAAGCGCAAGCACTTATAAAGGAATGTGGTAATTTTTATAAATCTTTTCTTTTAAGTAAACTTTTAACCTATTCTAAACTTACAAATACTTCATACAAAGAAAATGAATATAATTTTTTTAATATTCATATAACAGGAATACCATATAAAGCTGAAACATATTGTCTATATGATATGTTTGATGATTTGGATAATGATTATAAAGGGTATTATAATTATAAGTCATTGAAAGGATATGAAAAACTTGCATATTCACGTGCAGTATTTAAGTTTAAGGAATTTTGTGATAATTCTAAAGATAAGTTATTTACTATAAGAATTGAATGTAACAGAACTTCATATTTTCCAGGAGATAAAGATAAAGAAATAAATTATTATTTTACATTTAATGATTATATTTTTAAATCATGTATGTGTGAACATTATATTTCATCATATAGTTCTATAACATATAATAATAAGTATGATGAGGTAAATAATAAAGATCTTCAATCTAAATTAAAAAAACTGGTTGATAAAGAAAAGAAATCTTTATATGATTATATGAAAGAACTTGATTTTTTATATAAAAAAGAATTTGATACATTCTATAAAGATGAATTAAAAAAATTATTTAAAACTATAAATGTTCCTATTATTTATATAAATATCGATAATGATTTAAAGGATTGTGCATATGCGTCATATAATTCATATAAGAAAAAAGTTAAATCAAAAGATATAGATAAAGATATTAAAGAACTTACAGAAAAGTATAATAATGATGGTGAGCGAACATCATTATATTTAAGTGAAATATTATCTGATGATGAAATTGATAATATGTTTGATTCTTTTGAATATAAAGGTTGGTATAGTATGTATGATTGGATCTTGAAATATATTAATGATAATTATTATAATAAGATTATTGAACTTGTAAAACGTAATATTGCAGATTCTACATATGCATATAGAACTATTATAAGAACATGTTCAGAATATAATAATAATCAAAAATTATATATTATAGGTAAACATAATGAATCACATTATTTTTGTAATCAAAATGATGTAGATAAAATTAAAATAGAACTTATAGAAAGAGAATTAGTATGTACATATATAAAAGTTAATAAACATCTTAAATACAGTTGGCCTTCGAATGCACCAACTGTTGTAAATGAATTGACGCGAACAGTTAAGTTTAATGTAGATACAAATTCTGTAAGTTCTTTTAAAGAATCAACAGATACATATGAAATAGCAAATAAAGATAGATATTAAAATTAATCTGTTACCTAAGTTTTAGGTAACAGATTTTTTTATTTAAAATATTTGATGTATCTTTGTAATATAATAAATAAGTTAGATAATTAAAAAATAAAATTATGATTAAATATATTTTTGCGTTTGTAATGTTCCTTATGGTATTTGGAATTATCTGTTTGCCATTTTATGTAATTTATCAAGGATTCGTATTGGTTGCATCTGGTTCACTATGGGGAATTCTTTCTGTTGCCGTAGGATTGATTATACTTAGGTTGTTTAAACCTATTTCAAATTTGTATGAAAATAAAGATTTTAAAATATTTTAACATATGGTTTACATTGATATTAAAACAGTTTCATATAATGAACTTAAGAATTTGATTAATTCAGAAGCATTTATGTTTGATAATGAAAATGATTCAAATGTAAATCTTACTAAATTGATTCAACCGATGTTTATTAAAATTATGTGCAGAGATACATTACGTATTAACGCATATAAGGATAATATTGGTAAAGTTCATATTATGAATGGAGAGAATGAATTTTCAGCTATTAATGAATTGATAAGTGGAAATATTTGTATTACAGATTTTCCTGAATCATTTAAGCAGTTCAATAATCTTCCATATAATGAATGGCATTCATATAATAAGAAACAAATAGAGATTACACCTGTATTTGAACTTCATATTTTGGAATGTCCTAATGAAGATGAAAAACAGTTTTATTTAAATATGATTAAATAAACATTTTTATTGTTCTTCATTATAAATAGTTGTGAAAGATTAAAATAAAATAATTAATAACTATGGACGATCAGAAACAATATATACAGGATGATAATGAGAATGTATATAAGGTTATGCCAACTCATTATCTTAAATTATCTCCATGGAATGATGGTGAGGATCGTCGTGTAATGGAGAAAGATATAAATGGATATAAGTATATATCATATAAAAACGCATGTATGATTATTAATAATCAATTTGCGAATAAGACAGAAAAATGGACACATAATGGTAAGGAGTACATTGCATCAAAAATAAATGAAGATAAATCTGTAGATGAATATACAGCTTTAATCAGTATGCTACCAAACCATAAAGCTATCCTTCATGATAGCAAGAATCTCATGAAACATTTTAAAGATGAAATGTCTCTTACAATTACATCTGAGGATAATAGTACAGAATTGAAAATGGTTAAACATAAGGGAAAGATTTATTATATTCTTCTTTTAAATAAACCATGTTCTCGAGTAAAAGCATATAATCTTTTTGGAGAATTTGTTCAATGGGTAGGAATTAAAGATTGCAAACCTATTTTTTGTGAAACAACTAAAAAATATATTTAATTATGAAATTACATAACGGCATTTATCATACAAGAAATTCATATAGTAAAGACTGTAAATTTTGGAAAGAAAAGTGTATTCCTTATATTGAATGGTATAAGAAACATCGACTTAGAAATATTCAATTGAGAGAACATAGAATTCCAGATGATTATGATAAGAGAGATGTTATGTCTCATCTTATGCATTGTTATACAGATTTATATATGCAATCACATATTGGACGTGTAAAGAAATCTGTTATACGAAAAATATTTAATTATTGGTATAAACAACCGGGCGCATATCTTAAGAATGATGAATATCTTAATTATGATATTTTAACACCATATCCTATGTATACAGGAGATAGAGATGATGTTAGATTCCCTGTAGGTGAACCGGGTTGTTTTATTCTCTATATTACATTATTTAAAAGAAATAAGAATGCTCTTACGAAGAAACAACAAAAATTATTGAATGAACTTCATTCATATAGAGAAAAATAAATAATTAAAAATAAATTTATTATGAATAATTTTGATGATGCAATAAAAAAGAAATTATTAGAAGATGTTAATAATTTCAATGATATAATTTATAATAGAAAGACTATTAATGAAAGTTCTATTAATAGAATGTTTTATTGGATTAATACATGTGATTGCGCATTTATTACTGCATTTAGATATGAATTAACAAATGTAGTAAATCCTGATAAAACATATTACGGACCTAATAATGATTGGAAAGATAAAAAGATATTCACTCATGAAGAGAATCGCATGAAGAATAAATTGCTTTATGGTGAATTACTTAAATTAAAATATGGTGTTATCAAGGTAAAAGGTGTATATCCAGAAGGTATGGATAAAGAATCATCTGAAGAAAGTTATTTAGTTGTAAATAGATTTAATGATCTTGAATTTTTAAATAATATTTTAAGATTAGGAGAATTTTATAATCAAGACTCTATCTATTATAAGCCGAAGAATAAAACATATGGTTATCTTATAGGCACGAATAATGCATACCCAGGTTATCATAAGAAAGGAGATGAAAGTACATTAAAATTAGGTACTGCTTCAAATTTTATGTCACGACTTGGAAATAAAGCATTCTCATTTATTCCAAAAAATGCTATTAAATTTAATAATAAAGAAGATGCAGTAAATACAGAATCTGAATATCAAAAGTATTGGACAGATTATTCAGGAACGTCATTTAAAGATAGAAAAAAGAACAGAACAATAAATCCTAAATTACAAGAAGCTTTAGAATTTTGGAGAACTAATTTAGGTGGTATTGATATTATTGAAAAAATGCATCCAAAAACAAGATTATGTATGTTTAGTTTTTTAAGAGAAAATTTAAATAATGAATAATAAAGATAATTAGATAATTTCAAAATATATAGAAAATAATTCTATTAAAAAGAATTGTCAATATTGGAATCATATAGATACAGATGATCAAATTTATATTAAAGATAAATTTAAACATATCAAAGATATAAAATTATCAGAATGTCTCTATATGATTCTTCATCATTTAGATAATAGGCCAATTTGTCCTATATGTCATAAAGAAATAAAACTAGAAAGATTCTCATTAGGATACAAAACATTTTGCTCTAATACATGTAAATATTCAGATAAAGGAAAACAACTTATTCATGAAAAACAAAAGGAGACATGTTTAGAAAAATATGGAGTTAATAATCCAATGAAAGATATTTCTATCAAAAATAAATCTATATCTAAATGTAAAGAAACAAATAAACGAAAATACAATGTTGAATATAATTTTCAACGTGAAGATATAAGAAAACAAATTATTCAAACAGTAAAAAATAAAACCGGTTATGAATATGCGTTTTTAAATAAAGAAAAAGTATTATATACATTACATAATAAATATGGCTCTGGTATAGATAATGTATTTCAATTAGATAGCATTAAAGATAAATCGAATAAAACAAAAGAATTAAATAATAGTTTTAATACTTCTAAATATGAAGATTTAACATATGAAATATTAAGAGAACATTATAGTAATGTAATAAGACAATTTAAATCAGAATTATATCCATTTAATTGTGATTTTTATATTGTAGATAAAGATACATATATAGAAATAAATGCAAGTTGGACACATGGCAAACATCCATTTAATGAGGATGATTTAAATGATGTTAAACTTTATAATGAATGGATGAATAAATCAGACTATTATAAGAATTCTGCTTATAATTGGAGATTTAGAGATACAAAGAAAAGGAATATTGCAAAAGAAAATAATTTAAGATATTTTGAAATATTCCCTATAAATATAGAAGATTTAAAAAATAAATTGAAAAAAATTATTCAAAAAATAGACAATTTATAAAATTTCTTCTATAAATAGATAGAATAAAGAAAATTAGGAATAATGCCTAAGAAAGTTTAGTTTGAAGAATTTGAGTAGAGATTAAAAAATAAATTTGGTGATAAGTTTAAATATATTGATTTAAGTTTAATAGATAAAGAAAACTTTAATTATTTAGATAAGTATCCTATTAAATGTTTAATACATAATAAAATAGCATATAAAGAGCCGAAAATCTTTTTAAGATCTACAACATTAAATATATGTAGTAAATGTCAAAGGGAATAGCAAGTTCGTGATTCACATAAAATGCATGAAGGTAAAGAAAGACATTATACATCAGTTGATGAATTTCTAGAGCGTTTATATTAGAAATATAAAGATAAAATAACTATTGATAAAAATGATATTTTATTAAATAAAAATGGTTCAGTAAATTTTTCATAGAAAATGAAATTTATATGTCAAAAACATGGTGAATTTTATTGTAAACCATCCGATATATTTCGTTCAACTCATGGATGCTCAAAATGTGCTAATGAATATATGAAATTAAAAAATATTCAATATGGTGAAGAACGAAGATAGTCATTTATAAATGATGCTATTAAAATTCATGGTAATCAATATGATTATTCAAAGGTTGATATAACAGGTAAACTAAAAAAAGTTGAAATTATATGTAAAGATCACGGTTCATTTTTTATGATGCCATCTTTACATTTAAGAGGTGAAGGTTGTAAACTTTGTAATAAAACAAATTTATTAAATTGTGAACGACGTTTATATCAAATATTAATTGATAATTTTCCTAATGAAGAAATTATTAAATAGTATCATAACTTTTTAGGAAGACAAAGTTTAGATTTTTATTTTCCTAAATATAAAATAGGAATAGAATATCAAGGTAAGCAACATTTTGTTACTAGTGAATATTTACATAATGACACAAGGCATTCATTAAAACATTAGAAAGAACTTGATGAAAAGAAGTTCAATAAATGTAAAGAACATAATGTTACACTTTTATATTTTACATTTGATAAATAGTATGAAAATATTGAATATTACTCAAAACTATATGTAAATATAAAAGACTTAATTGAAAAAATACAATATATAATAAATAATTACAATGTTTGCGTTAATAGTAATACAGACATTGAGCAACAAAAATTAAATACATAATAAATTATGAGCAACAAAAAAGTAGTTGGAATTGATTTAGGTACTGGAAACAGTGCGGTAGCCATCATTGAGAATGGCGTAGCTAAAGTAATTGAAAATGCAGATGGTTATAAGACAACTCCATCTGTTGTGTACATCAAGGGTGATGAAACAAAAATTGGTGCAGCCGCAAAACGTGGTATGGTAATGAATCCAAAGAATACCATTTCATTTGTAAAGCGTTTTATGGGTGCTAAATGGGATGATCCTGATGTACAGAAGATGTTAAAGATGGTAACATATGATGTTATCGATGAAAATGGAAATCCTCGTCTTAAGATTGACGATAAAACATATTCACCAGAGCAAATTTCATCTATGATTCTTAAGAATATGTATGAAGTTGCAAAGGGATTCTATGGAACAGAAGATTGTAAAGACGCTGTTATTACTGTTCCTGCATGGTTTAATGATATTCAGCGTAATGCTACAAAGGTAGCAGGTCAGTTGGCTGGTTTGAATGTTCTTCGTATTATTAATGAGCCAACTGCAGCAGTTCTTTCTTCAAATATTGATACAAAATCAGGAGACAAGATTGTTCTTGTTAATGACCTCGGTTGTAAACATTCTGTTACTGCATCCGCGCTTGCTGCTTAATCACTAAAGCAAGTGTAAAGTTAAAAACCCGTTAATTGCTGAGAGTCCCACGTTAGATATATACTAATGATAAAAATGGTCTTAAATACCGCTATTAGATGGTGACATACTAATTAGCACCAACTTTAATGTGTTGGGTATGGTAAAAAGTTTAAGAATTGGGTGACCGCCGTAAATCTTAAAATATATTAAGATAGAGCATCCAAGTATCTTGGTAACAAGATAAAGGTTCAACGACTAGAAAAAGTAATCCTATTAATTTAGGAAGAAATTTCCACGAATGCGGGTTAGTTTGGAAGTGGTACAAGTGATATAAGATAAATATTAAAAAGAATGTTTATCTTATGATTAATACAGAGTTCTTTGATTTATTGATTAAACATATACTTAAATTATATGATGAAAATAATAATGAAATTAAATTTAATGAAATAACATATAAATTTGAAAAACGAAAATTTTCATCAGTTACAAGTTTAGTTATATATGTAGATAATATATCACTAACATAGAAATAGTATCGTTCATATTTTATATTATATAAATGTAGATGTGGTCGAGAACATAAAATATTATTACAAAAATATTTCTTAAAAAAGAAATTACATTGTATTAATTGCTGTTAGGATAGAAGTTTTGATGATTATGTAATAGCGTATTATAAAGGTAAAATTAAAGAAAATAAACAAATAATATTAAAAGAATTTGATGAATATGATGATTAGTTTAAAGAAAATTATAAAAGAAATCATTTATCAAATGAAGAATTTAAAAAATATTTACCTTATATTTATAAAATTAATAATCATTTAATAACAGAAGATATATTAAATAATATAGTATATTATTATACAGAACATGTTAATAATCAATTTAAATTTACTGTTAATATTTCTTTTGATAATGGTATTACAAAAGAACCTATAAAATAGTTATATTTAAAATGTAATACATGTGGACGTATATTTAAAATACATACAAATAATATAAGATTACAAGATTTATCAAATATTCAATGTAGAAAATGTAAATTAGTAAATACTACATATCCTATTAAAAAATATAAAAATACTAATATAACATATTAGTCAGGAATTGAAAAAGAATTTATTGATTTTTGCTTTTCTAATAATATTGAAATTGAAAATGGTAAAGAAATTATTTATGAATTTGATAATAAAGTAAGAACATATATAACAGATTTTTATTTACCATAGTTTAAATATATTATAGAACTTAAAGCTAAAAATAAGTTTTATAGAGATGATTTAAAATCTGGTAAAATTGAAGCAAAAAATAAGGTATGTATTGATTATTGTAATAAAAATAATTTAGAATTTAAGTTTGTGTTTGATTATGAATTAAATGAATTTAATCAATAGCTTCTAAATGAAAGAGATAGTCTTGAGGAATGAAAGTTCCTCGGTAAGATAAAGAGCTTACAAAGTTAAATAGAAACAAATAGGGTACAGAGGATGTTTCTATTGTTGAGATTTCTGATGGTATGATTGAGGTTCTTGCATCTGATGGTGATGTGTTCCTTGGCGGTCAGAATTATGATAATGCCATTGTTCAGTGGCTTATCGATGAGTTTAAGAAAGATACAGGTATTGATTTGAGTAAGGATAAGATGGCATATGCACGTCTTGTAGAGGCAGCAGAGAAAGCAAAGTGTGAGTTGTCAACTACTACTCAGACAGAGATTAACCTTCCTTATATTACTGTATCTGATGGTGTTCCTCAGATGTTGATTAAGACTCTTAATCGCGCTACATTTGAGAGACTTACAGAAGATCTTACAAATAAGGTTGTAGAGATTGCACATCGTGCTGTAGAGAAGGCAGGTATTACAGAGGATCAGATTAGTGAGATTCTTCTTGTTGGCGGCTCTTCACGTATTCCTTCAGTTCAGGATGCATTGGAGAAGTCATTTAACAAACCTTTGAATAAGACCTGTAATTTTGATGAGGCTGTTGCACTTGGTGCTGCTATTCAGGCAAATACACTTGCAGGTAATGCAACAGAGGATTCAGTACTTCTTTTGGATGTTACACCAATTTCACTTGGTATTGAGGTAAATGGTTGTGAGATGGCTAAGTTGATTGAAGCTAATACAACTATTCCTACACGTAAGTCACAGACATTTACAACTGCAGTAGATAATCAACCAGCTGTAACTATTAAGGTACTTCAGGGTGAACGTCCAATGTCCGCTGATAATAAGGTAATTGGTACATTTAATTTGGAGGGTATTGCACCAGCTCCTAAGGGTGTTCCTCAGATTGAAGTAACATTTGATATTAATGCGGATGGTATTCTTGAAGTAACTGCAAAGGATAAGGGTACAAATAAGGAACAGAAGGTAACAATTCAGTCTCCTAACGCACTTTCTGATGAAGAGATTGCACGTATTAAGGCAGATGCTGAGAAGTTTGCAGAAGCAGATAAGAAGAAGAAAGAGGAAGTTGATAAGTTGAATACTGCAGAACAATATGCAACACAGGTTCAGAAGTATATTGATGATGAGAAAACAGGTGCATCTGTTCCATCTGATAAGAAAGAAACATTGAAGACAAAGATTACTGCAGTTCTTGATGCAGTTTCTAAGAAGGATGTATCAGCAGCAGAGACTGCACGTGCAGATCTTGAAACTGTATTTAAACCTATTGTTGAGGAAATGTATAAGAATGCAGGTGGTGCAACAGCAGGTCAACCTCAGAATGAATCACAGGGAAATCCATTTGCTAATGCAGGATTTGGTGATGCAAATGCTTCAACTTCTGATACTAAGGCAGATGATGACGTTCAAGAGGCAGATTTTGAGGAAGTAAAGTAATAAAAATATAAGGTCTTGAAATATAGACCTTATTCTAAATAAGTTATATATATTATAACAATATACAATTTAGAAATAATGAAAACTATTAAAGGTGAGTAAAAGTATGTAAAGAAGGGACGTTATCATGAGAATTGTATAACGTCCCTTTTTATGTTTAAACATTAATTTATTTGATTTAAATATGACAAAAGACTTGTATGATATATTAGGTATTGAGAAAGGTTGTAATGATCAGAAAAAGATTAAAACTGCATTTAGACAACTTTCTAAGAAATACCATCCAGATATGCAGAGAGGAAAATCAGATGCAGAGGTAAAGGAAGCTGAGGAAAAGTTTAAGGATGTTAACCATGCATATGAAGTTTTGAGTGATCCTCAAAAGAAAGAGAATTATGATAATTTTGGTGATGAAAATGGAAGACCAAATCCATTTGGTGGTTCCGGTGGTTTTAATCCATTTGGTGGTGATTTTGATCCATTTGGAGGATTTAATCCATTTGGAGGATTTGGTGGAAGTTCACGTCAGAAGAAAAATCAGGTTCAACCAGGTAGGGATATTCAGATGAAGATTCCTGTATCTATTGAAGATATATTTAAGGGAGTTAAGAAGAGTGTTAAATTTAAGAGAAACGTAAGGTGTTCTGTATGTCATGGTGCAGGTGGAACTGGTCAGAAGACATGTCCAAAGTGTCATGGAACTGGTAGAATTATTCATCAGCAGCAATTTGCAATGGGGTCATTCTCTATTCATGAAGAAGTTTGTCCATTGTGTCATGGAACTGGTTTTTATGTAGAGAACAAATGTGATAAGTGTGGTGGTTCTGGATTTGATAAGAAAGAAGTAAAACTTGATATTGAATTACCATCTGGAGTACAGAATGGAGAATATCGTGTATATAGTGGTGAAGGGTCCGAATCAAAGAATATTTCAGGACCTAATGGTAATTTTATCGCTATTGCAGATTATACGTTTGATACAGATAGGTATCAGGTTGATGGGTTGAATGTAGTTGAACATATTCATGTCCCTTATTATAAATTGTTGCTTGGCTGTTCATATACTCTTAATATTCCTTCTGGTGTAAGTAAGGTTGTTAAGTTGAAGAGTTGTATTAAGGAAGGAACAATTATGAGATTAACCGGCGAAGGACTTAAGAGGTCTGATGGCCAAAAGGGTGATTACTTCATTTGTGTTCATTATCAATTTCCAGAAGACCTTAGTGCGAATGATAGAGCATTGCTTGAAGTTATAGAGAAAAACAATAAATAATATTTATTAAAACAATTTAGCTATTTTTATATATAAATAAAAATAGCTATTTTTATTTTGTAAACCATGGAAGATTTTAGTAAAGTAGAAGGTATTAAGACTAAAGCTGGAAAACCTTATGTGTAGAATAAAGAACTTATGAAAGAGATTGTACTTTCAAAGTAGAGAGATGAACTTACATATAACGCTGTTGTTATGCTTTAGTTAATTGCCGAAAATTTAGCAAAGAAAAAACATTATAAATGTCAAGAGGATAAAGAAGATTGCATACAAACAGCAATGATGGATGTTGCCATGTATTGGAGAAGCTTTGACCCTGAGAGATTTAATAATCCATTTGCTTATTATACAAGTATGTTATGTAATGGATTATCAAAAGGATGGAATAAGATATATGGTAAATTTAAAGCATCTGAGATGACAAGTCTTGACAACAATATACATTCATTTTAAAATTAAATAATATAAATTTATGCCTGCATATGATAGTTATATTGCAGAACATGGAACTGCAATAAGTGATTTAACATTGAAGAAAATGTTAGTTAATAAAAAAGATATTTAGGATAAAATTAATAATACATTTGCATATGAAGATACGCCAGCTGTAATTCCTGGTAAATCTATTGATGATACAATAGATAAACAATTAGATTCTTTGAATGAAGATACTGGTATGAATTCATTGATTACACAAGCAGCAATGATGAAAGCAAAAAGCGAGACTGATAAAAAAGAAGATTTAAAACAAAAAACAGAGCGACGTAAGAATTTCATTGAATCTATGATGTATCAGCAAGGTGAACTTTATTATCAACAACATCATTATTTTATGGATGGTAAGACAAAACGTAGAGTTCGTAAAGCAGTTGAACGTGCATATGATAAAGGTAAGTATAATAAGAGCGGAATTTATTTTGAACAACCACAAACAAAGACTATTATTAGAAAACCAAAGAATACTAATAAGGAACCAGTAAATATGCAAGATATGTTAAAGATGTAAAAATAATATATATGCTCTATTAGATATTTGATTTCTGATAGAGCATTTAATTTATATATGGATAAAGATTTAGATACTATATTAAAAGAAAAGTTTGATATTTGTTATATATTAACTTTAAGTGATAGAGAAGATAGACGTAGTAGAATGCAATATCAATTTCATAAGATGTATTTAGATGATATAGATAGAAGTGATTTTTATCATTATCATTATACTACTAAATTTCCTTATAATAAGTTAATTGCAAATGCGTTTAATGAATCAGGTTTAGGTAGATTTACAAAACCTAATGAGTATGATTGTTCAAGGAATCATTATTCTATTGTAAAGGAATGTTATGATAGAGGATTTAATAATATTTTAATAATGGAAGATGATTTAAAATTCTTAAATAATAATCAGACTTTTACTAATTTTATTGATAATATTCCTGTAGATTATGATATACTTCAATTTGGAGGATTTACTACAGATCCAAAAGCAAAAGGTATATTAGAAAAATATAATGAGAATATTTATTGGGTAAAACATAGAGATATTGGTTTATGGAATGCGTCTATGTATGCTTTATCACGAAAAGGTATGGAATATTACATTGCATTTATGGATAAATTCTTTTGGGTTGCAGATGGACCATTATTTAAAGCTCCGATAAATGATAAGTTGGTAAATACATACGTTTCTACTATACCTTTAGTTATTCAGGAAAATAAAAATATTGTTTTATCAGATATAAGAAATAATGTGAATGATAAAATAGATTATCAGAATGACAATGTATATGAATCACAAGTTAAGTTATCAGACTACTATTAAAAATTAATTTTTGATTTTTGTATAAATAAGAAAATAATTTTATATAATAATCTAAATGACTATGATTAACATGTATGACGAGGCTAATATAGATTTAGAAGAAATGATGTACCTTCAAGATGTTCAGGATGAAATAGAAGGTGATGAAGAACAAATTGAAGACGATGATATTTATGAAGATGATTATGATTTAACTTCTTCTTTTTTAGATAAACAATCTTTATTAAAAGATGATGAGCGTAGACATATAAAAGTTTTACATAAACCAACGGGAAAAATATTTTCTGGAAAGTTATATGGTAAATGCGCTGGTATTCCTGATAAGTATGTATTTTCTATGCGAGAGGTGATAGATAATAAGGAAGTTGAGCCATTGAAGACTAAGATCTTTAAATTGTCAGATCTTGTGAAGAAAAAATAAATATCATAACTAAATTATTAATAAAGGAAACTAATGGTAAAGAAAATGGCACCGCGACGGGTAAAGATTTGTCCAGGATGTCCCTCAAAAGGATTGGATTTTGATGTGACTCCACAATTTAATTTCGTTCCAGAGAAAAAACGAGATACTAAAAAAATTACAATTATCAGTGATGTAAAAAATCATATTAAAGGAAAGATTTCATCATTGTTTTAATAAAATAAGAGATTATAGTTTTTTGTATACTATAATCTCTTATTTTTATAAATCTAAATCATATGTATCTAAATTAATCATCTATAAATGTAATGTATCATGCTCTTTATCGAATTTCTATTCTATTTTCTTTATTCTTCCTTCAATTTGTGACCAATTTTTATTTGCATGATTTATTGTATCTACCATGTGATTAATTACATTTTTTTGTTTAACTACATCATGATGAATATGTTCTAAATCTCTATCCATATCCTATCCATTTTTGAATATAATGTTACCAGCACCTTTTAAATTACCGAATGCAGTAATAGCATTTATACCAATTAATGAGTTTTCATCAAAATAATATGCAACAGCTTGTTCACCAGGGGATAAATGTTTTGACATTAAATTTTGATATGCTTCTTCATAACATACGAATGGATAACGGTTGTATGAATTTATATTTGATTTAGCTGTAGGTAATATTTCGTATTGATTGTTATTCATCTTAATTAAAACTAAACTTTATATATTTATTGAAAAACAATAAATAGAATAAAGGTTTAATATCATAAAATAATGGAAAAAGATATTATATTAGCTAAAGGTAATATATAGAATGTGCTTAAACGAATAGGCGTATATAAAAGTAATTTATTTTGTATAGGTGAAGATGATATAACAAAATCAGGTGTTATTGTATGTAACGGTGATATTATTTCTTCACGTATATTAGATATTACTATAAAGGCCGGTGGTGCAACTGGTAGTATGTTATCATATAATTAGAATTATATTAATCATATAGATGTAAAATATGTTGATCCTAATGATAAAGATATAAAAACAATGTCATTTAATATACTTGATAATGATGCTTTAATTGAAATTATTAAGTTTATCACAGAAAAATAGCAAGATAAAGAAAACATCGAAAAAATTGAGAAAAACTAGCTAATTTTTGATGAAAAACTTAAAAAAATCTAGCAATTTTTAATCGAAAATAAAACACAGATAGAATGTATTGGAGAATTGAAAAACTAGATTTTAGATATGAATAATAAACTTGATGTTTTACTTACAGAAAGAAGTTTAAGACATTAATTTAATTTTACAATATAATTTATATGATGAAGAAATAGAATAATAAATTTGTATCATTTTATGATTATAAGAAAAGTAATTCATTAAGATATAAATTAATGAATGAAAATATAAAGTATAATTATGAATATACATCCTATAAGAATGAAATGATATAGTTATATGAAGAATATATAAATAGATATTTTTTAAATACAAGTATATTTAATCCATATGATAATTATATTGATTCATTAAATGAAGGATTAATTATGTCATATAATTATGATATATTTGCAGAATATCTTGAGAAATATTCAGGTATAACGGTATTGGATATTAATTATGTTGATAATAATGATGCAGATACAAAAATGTTATATTTTATTACATATGAAGATGAATATAATAAGTATAAAGATAAGTTAAAAACGTATATTAATAAATGCGGTTATTTTATTTCATTATTAAATAAGTATACATATCAAGGATTAAAGCTAGTAGATATATAGGTTGAACCAAAATTTATTGTGGAAGTAACATCAGGTATATATGATAAGTATGATTTAATATATGATAAAGAAAATGATGGTATTAAAAATAAATGTAATGGTATTTTATATCATATAACTTTGGATGCAAAATATAATAAAATAAAAGATAATGGGTTAATACCAAAATCAGGAAATAAAAAATCTATTCATCCTGAAAGAATTTAGTTTTATCCATCAAATCTTATAGATAAACCTGATATATCATTAATTTCACAAGCAAAATTTTTATATAAACCTAATGGAAAATATATAAATTCTGTTATGAAATATGTAACGAAAAAAGGGTTAAAAATAGATATATTAAAAATTGATTTATATAAGTATCAAAATATAAAATATAGATTTTTTCAAGATCCTAATCATCCACAAGGAATATTTACATATGAACCTGTACATCCAGAATGTGTAGAATTATATAAATCATTTTATGTTTAAAATATGAGTAAAGAAACAAATATACATTTGAAAGCAATAATATAGGTAATTATATTATTTTTAATTTTAGGAATAATATATTTTATAATAACTTTATAATTCAAAATTAAATCTATTTAAGCATGGATCGTGGTGAACGACGTTATCGTCAAAAGAAAAAGTGGATTTCTCGTTTAAAGAAATTATGGAATTCACATGTATTTTGGAATTATATTTCTCCTGTAAAGAAAAAGAAACCAAAATGTATTAGAGAAATGAAAGAACATAGAGCTACATCATGGCAAGATTTTACGAAGGATCATTTTGGTGTATTAGTTAAAAATACAGGAACTGTTATGACTGATAATAAACGTTTGGATATTACAGAAGAACATAAGAGAAAAATGCAAAACAGAAAACTTACAAAGGAAGATCAAGAAGAAGTTGATGAATATCTTGATAGAAAAGAACATCCATATAGGTTTGAAGATTTTTGTTGTAATTGTGATAATTTTCCTGGAGATAGATTATATGAATCTAGAGAATACGATGGTAAAGATGTTTGTCCATTTGTAGAAAGATTTAAATCTGGTGAATTAAATGGAGATACAGAATGGCAGAAGTTAGGATGTGAAAGTTTTATTGATTAATTAAATATTATTATAGGTGATTAGCAAATTATAGTTAATCACCTATAACTTTTTATATATTTTCTTATATAATCTTTAACTAATAATATTTTTAATTTATGACAATGATGAAAACAGATATTGAAATTTCGCAGAGTGCACAACTTCAAAGTATTGATTATGTATTTGAAAAACTTGTTCCTTATGATGATCGTATAAAAAATGGATATATTGAGCAGTACGGTAATTATATGGGTAAAATTCCATTGACATATTTAAAATCAGGAATGGAATGTGCAAATAAACATCTTATTCTTGTAACTTCAATTAGTCCTACTAAATCTGGTATTGGTAAGACAACTGTAAGTGTAGGATTGAATGATGCACTTAAGAAATTAAAGAAAAATTCCATTGCGGTATTGAGAGAACCTTCTCTTGGACCATGTTTTGGTATGAAAGGAGGCGCATGTGGAGGTGGTTATTCACAAGTAGTACCAATGGATAAGATTAATCTTCATTTCACGGGAGATTTTCATGCAATTACAACAGCAAATAATATGATTGCTTCTGCAATCGATAATTATTTCTATCATAATCCAGAAAAAGAATTAGATATAAAGAAAATTACATTTAGACGCTGTTTAGATATTAATGATAGGTCTCTTAGAACTATTTACACAACACAGCGATATGGAAAACTTATTCAAACAGGATTTGATATTACGCCAGCATCAGAAATGATGGCAATTTTTTGCATGGCATATGATATAGATGATTTACGTAAACGTATTGATAAAATTATCATTGCAGAGCGAGAAGATGGTAGTTTTATGTATTGTAAAGAATTAGGAATAACCGGTTCAATTGTTGCATTGTTATCAGATGCGATTAAACCTAATTTAGTACAGAGTCTTTATAATAATCCTGTTATTATTCATGGTGGTCCATTCGCTAATATTGCACATGGTTGTAATTCAGTTATCGCAACACGTATGGGATTGTCATTATGCGATTATGTTGTAACAGAAGCAGGATTCGGTTCAGACCTTGGTGCTGAAAAATTCATTGATATTAAATGTAGAACTGCAGGTTTTTCACCAGATGTTATTGTATTGGTTGTGGCTATTCCAGGTTTGAAAAATCAAGGTGGTTGTAAAGATATAACAAAGGAAGATACAAGATCACTTGAGATAGGACTCAAGAACCTTGATCAACATTTGAATGCACTTAATACATTTGGTTATAAGATTATTGTCACTAATAATGTATATGATACAGATACGCGAAATGAACAGATAATTCTTGAGAATTTCTGTAAGAGTAGAAAGGTAAAGTGTATTAAGAATACATGCTATGTAGATGGTAGAGATGGAGCATTAAATTTAGCACAAGAAGTTATTGATACCATTGATAATACGAAGCATATAGCATTTCCAAATTGGGCATATCAAAAATATGATAATATAAAAGATAAGATTTCAGATCTTTGTGAAAATATTTATGGTATAAATTCAGATAATATACGTTATTCATATAAGGCTGAAAAGTTTATTGAGAAATATGATAAGACATATGAGAATTATAAGGATGAATTAATTCAGGAAATTAGTGAATATCCTATTTGTATGGCAAAGACACAATATTCATTTTCAGATAATCCATCAGTATTGCCAGTGCCAACACATGATACTACATTTACTATTGATGAAATTAAAATTAATAGAGGTGCTGGATTTTTAGTTGTTATTGCAGGTAATATGATGCGAATGCCTGGTTTACCAAAAGAACCAGCAGCAAAGAAAATAGATTATGTTGATGGAAAAATTACAGGATTGAATTAATGAATGATAAAATAATAGATATAAATGAGTGGTTGAGATGGGTGATTTCCTTACACTCATCTCAAAAACAAATTAATACCATAAAACCATATTGGAAATGTAAATCTATGGGAGATTATCTTAAAGTTTTTAAAAACGATATAGGAAAATTTGGTAAGACTATACCGGATATTAATGATACTGAATGGATAGATGGTAAATATTCATGGGAGTTAGATAGATTATTTGATATATATAAATTTGTTCCTAATTGTGAACAACTCGCAAAGGTTAATATAGGATATTTTGTATTAAAAGAAACATTAGACAATGATAAATGGAAATATTATATTCAAGTGATAAAACAATATGATAAAGAAGTGAAAGATTATAAAGGTGGTCCATTTACATTTAGAATTATAATGGTAGACTTTGGTATTTTTAAATTATACGCACGTCAAACAAGAGAATTAGAAGGTGACCATAAACATGTAATGTATTCTAATATTAAAAATAAAGAATTAGAGGAACAAAATAAGTTTATTGAATGCTGGAGTGATGATCAATGTATATTCATATCTATACCAGGACTAAAAATCAATAAAGATTTAATAAAAGGTAAATCTCAAAAAATTGAATTACAAAAAGAAAAACGTTTATATTGTTTTAATGATAATAATGGAAACAAATATCAATTACCAGAATTATATTATCCTACAAATATAAGAACATTTATTGATTATTGTATAGATAAAAAAATATTACCATTTTCAAAAACTGTTAGAATTTGGTCTAAAACTGATTATTATGAGATATATTCAGACCCTGAAAATAAATCGTTCAAAGATTATATGTCAGAGGACGAAATGTTATATCGTTATCCATTTCCTATGATGAATATTAAATCAAAAAAAGAAATAAAAGAATATATTAATGATAGGAAGCAAAAACATGCATGGGAAATAAATCGAGGTTTACCAAAAACAGTTACAATAAATTATAATATAAATGATATATTCGTACCTATTGATTCAATTACGCAAGATATATGTAATGAATTTATATATAAGATGAATAATAGTAAATTATATGAAATAATACAATGAATAAGGAATTACAACAATATATAAATAAAGCAGATAATTCTCAAAATATAAAGTATTTTGAGAATATGATGAATGCTTTATATAATAAAGCATATGAATATCGTAAATTAAGAGATGAAGCAGTTATATCTAATAAGGATTTGCGAGGTAAATATGTAAGGTTATCAAAAGAACGAGATTATGATAATCCAGTATATATGCATGTAGTTAATCAGTTCGTTACAAATGATGGTGGTAGAGATAGATACCAAGTATATCTTGAAGGATTAACATTTAGATATAGTGATGCAACTATATATTTGGATAATATATGGCAAGAAGTAGATGGATGTAGACAAATTCATTATGATATTCATGAATTTGAAAATCTTCAAGTTAAATATTTAACAGAAGGAGAATTCAGAAAGTTATATATGGAAATGGTTAGTAATATGGTATCTATTTATGAACATGCAGAAAAGTTAATAAATAATAAAATTTCATCAAAATAATTTTAGACTTTATTAATATAATTATGTATAAAATACATAATGAATGTTAATTAAGTTATTTTTTAATTATCAAAATTAATTAAAATAAATTTAAAAATATTTAAGACTTTTTTAACATTCTTATGTAAAATATACATAAGATTTAAATGATAGAATTCTTATATAAAGGACAAAAGTGCTATACCAATAATCTTCCGAAGAAATTAAAGAGAATGAAGATTACAGAGAATGATATTGAAATCCTTAGAGAATTTGATGAAACACAGAAGAAAGTAAAACCAGAAGATAATAACAATGAATTTGATAATTGGACTAAAGTTGTATATTGGGATCCTATTACAAATTATACACATATTGGTTTTACACATGGTATGAATAAACCTGATAAAAATGAATTTTTTAAAAATTCTAAATGGAATGAAGAAACAAAAACCGGGTTAAAATATTGTACTCAAGAATGGATGGATAATGTTGTTTTGTTAAATGGAATACCTAAATATCCTATTGTAATAGGTGATGATGGTAAGCCTGTGTTAGAAACAAAATATAATTGGTAAAATAAATATATTGTTCGTTATATAATTAACGGATATGATGAGCAATATATTTTAGATATGTAAATTAAGATGTAGAATGCCCTATGGTGTAATGGTAAGCACAGTAGACTCTTTAAATAGGAGCTTTATATGGAAACATATAAATGAAAATTCCGCTAATAAACAGAAACCTTTTAAATAGAAATATTTAATTTGGCGATGACTTACTAAATTCAATATAAAATATATTTGATAAATGGCGCAGAGACTATATACGGAATATCTAAGTTCTATATGAATATGATAATGAAATAGTCCAGACTACAAAACCTAAGTTAGTTTTAATATGGTTGTTTATGTAAAAGTAAATGTAGTACGAAATCTATTTGTCCGGGTTCGAATCCTGGTGGGGCAACAAACATAAGTAAAGTAATATTTTAAAGATTTGATGAATTATGAAGCAGAAGACAATTATTAAGACAGAATATTACGCAGATGATGGTAGAGTATTTAATAATGAGAATGATTGTAAGTTATATGAGGATAAAGTGAAAATTCCAAAGATTGGATTATACTCGGTTATTGATAAGTATGACGCTAAATCAGTTGTTAATTATATAGATTTGATTTTAGGACAATATAATGTTATTGGAGATTCATATATTAGAGATACTAAAATTAAAAATATGTTAACACATCTTCAAAAACAATTTTCTAGTTATTTACCGGATGAAAAGTAATATATAAGATGTCTTATTCTATTAAAAATAATAGTGAGATGATTTAATGAATAAGGAAGATATATTGAAGAATGAATATACAGAAATTGCAGACTTAGCAATAAGAATGATTAATAATGCAAAAGAAGCAGAAGCATTATATAATGAAGTAAAGAGAATTAATAGTATGCAATTAATAGAAGATAATTTATTTAACCTTCAATTTGTAATGAATTGGCAGGATATTTTGAATAAGGTATCTATTACACAGGTTGAAGATTGTTAAGAAATATAAAGTCGAGATTATTTTTTAGTCTCGACTTTTTTAATTAAAATATTTTATGTATCTTTGAATTGTTAAATATAAAAATAGAATTTTATGAAAGCTAAATCATATATATTTGTACATAATAAAGAAAAATCTACATATAATATTCCAGACGAATATTTTGTAGATAATACAAATCTTAGAATAACTCATTTTAATACAGAAAATAGTTATTTTAATATATCTGCATATGGATTTCTTATTAAGAAAGATATTTTTGATAAAGAATGTAAATCATTTTATACATTAAATCCTGTATCTAAATATACAAATGGTGATATTAATGGAAGACGCATTGCATTTGTAAAAATTAATAAAGAATTACCAAAATATGATTTAACCGGAAATGCTATTAAAAGTTCTTTATCTTCAGATAATTGGACAGTTGTAAATGTTATAGATAATACATCAAGATGGACAAGAATTCCAGATGATTATTATTTACTTACACCAAAGTTTAAATCAAGTGGACTTAAAATTCGGTGTTTTGAAAAAGAAGAAGATGCTATTGCTGAATATAATAAAAATGAAGAGAAAAAATCAGCAAATAAAAAAGCAAAATGGAACGCAATAAATACGGCGCCAAATAATGGTAATATCAATTTAGCAACACTTAAATATAAAGTTGAACGAATTCATATAAAGACAAATTATTTGAAGGATGTTCATGAAGGTGATATTATATATGGCGTTATTTCTGTATTAGAGAATGGTAAGAATAAACTTAATGTATCATCTCATTATGCAAATTATGTAGATGTATATGTTAATGATAAATTATATAAAACAGTTCCCATGAATGTATTTGGAGATTTACTTTCAAAACATTTACAATTATCTGTTTTTGTTTAATTAATAATCTTAAAAATAATTTTAATATGAAATTTTCAACATATATTAATAATATAATAGATGCAATATTTTTTCCGAATTTTCTTATTGAAGAACGGGAAGATAATAAGAAATTAAATGAATCATATGAAAATTATATCAAATCAATTAATGATTATGGTGATTCAGGATGGAAAGAAGCAACTAAATATGCGAAGTTAGTAGATAATTTAAGTTATCAACTAGATGTATTAGCAAGGGATTATAAGAATTTAACAAATATAAATAGAGATTTAAAAAGAAAATTAGAACGGTATTATAAAACAGGAAAAAATTCTAAGAAAAAGTAAACTATTTTATATTTCTTATATATAAATAATATAATTAAGGGGATGAATTTGGATTTGCTTATTAATTATGTGGTAATAAATCGTGTAGGAATGTTAATAGCCTTTTGTAGCAATACAAAGAAACTTAGCAAATAAATTTAAATGACGACGAAATAGAATTTCGTATGGCAGCTTAATCCTGATAGGATTGGTAATATACACCCATTGAAGCATTTGCTCCTTACACGGTAAGTTTGAGCATTGTCACAGAGTTCGTAAGAGTGATAATCTCTGTTAAATAAAACTCTTACATATACTTATTCATTGTCCAATAAGAGTGATTATGACATTAAACTATTTAACTCTAATAACACAGATATAAATGAAAACTAATAAAGACATACGCACGTAGATAGTTTATTATTGACAAGTTAGTAATACGTGGTTTCGAGTACCACCATCTCCACATTTTTAGATTATATTTCATAATATAGAATTTTTAATTGTTTAATTTTGTAAATGAGTTGTATGTTTAGATAAACATATGACTCATTTTTTTGTATAATAATAAATAAGATAATAAAACTAAATATAAGCATAAATATATGCCAACTAAATTTATAGCAAGAAAGTTTAATCCAGGGAAAGCAGATCATAATAAAATAAATACACTTATTAATCTGTCTTCACTTAGTTTAAATTCAGCATAGAGTATTCTTAAAACTTCATTGGCTTTAGGATCTACTCAAACAAGTAATTATTCTGGTGATTCATTAACACCGTTTAATGATATTTTAAATCAAGATTAGAATAAGTTTACATAGTATGCAGATATTACTAAAAATACAAGTTAGTCTTATGCATACTATGATTTGTCATATCAATAGAGAAGAGAATAGTTAAGGTAGTTTGCTTCACAACAAACTATTTCATTTGTTTTAGATACTATTGCAGATGAATCTATTATATTGGATGAAAATAATTATTTTGCATAGTTAGATTTAAATCTTCTTAAATTAAAACTTAATACTAATTATAAAGGTGCAAATGGAGAAACTGCAGATGATTTAATAAAGAATTGTCAGAAAGCATTTAAGATTATATATTCAACATATGGATGGGATAAATCTAATGATGCATGGAATTATTTTAAGAAATTTCTTATAGAAGGTTATCTTGCATTTGAGATTGTTGTTGATAATCTTATGAAACCTACAAGAATCATAGGTATGAGGGAATTGGATCCTGCTACATTGGAACCAGATATTGAAATTGATCCAATGACAAATAAAGAAGTAAAGGTTTGGTATCAATATAAAGGTGACGCATAGTTAGAAAGGAAAATTCCAGATTCTAATATTGTATATATATCATGGTCAACAGGTATGTATGGAGAGTAGTCACGTGTATCATATCTAGAAGGTTTAATAAGATCATATACAATGTTAACATAGTTGGAGACTTCTCGTATGGTATGGAATATCATGAATGCATAGAAAAGAGTTAAAGTTGGTATTCCTGTTGGTAATATTTCTTAGGATAAAGCTCGTGCACGCGTAAATGAAGTTAAAGCAGATTGGAATGAAGAAACAACAGTTGATGAAATATCAGGTGAGATGGTAGTAAATGGACAACCACGATTCTCTTTTTCAAAGACACATTTCTTCCCTGTACGTGATGGTAATTCAATGACTATAGAAGAAATCCCTACAGAAGGATATGATTTAAGTGATATTACTCCATTGAAATATTTCTGGAGGCGTTTCATATTAGAAACTAAAATACCCGCTAATAGATTTATGATTGACCCTGCAGCTGAAGGTGCACATCCATTAGGTGGTGATGATGCAAGTATAACACGAGAGGAATATGCGTTTGGACGTTTTATTAGTCGTGTTAGAAATATATATCGTGAAATTTTGTTAAAACCATTATGGGTACAAATATGTTTAATGATGCCAGAGTTAGCAAGTTCTGAATTATTGAAACAATGTATAGGTATTGTTTTTAATGAAGAAAATATGTTTGTTAAAGCAAAAGAAAGAACTGCGTTAAAACAAGGCGCGGAAATTATAGGTACATTAGCATAGATTCAATTAGGTGAGAATAAACCATTCTTTAGTATGAAATTCTTAATTGAGAAATTCTTAGGTATGTCTGATGAAGATTTTGCACTTAATGAGAAATATAAACAAGGTGAAATTATAGAGCGCTTAGAACAAGCTAAAACTATTAAACAACATCAAGAAATGGGTAAACAAGTTGGTGAACAACAAGGTAATGGAACTCCTGGTGAAATGGATTTCGGCGGAGGTTCTGATGCAGGTGGCGGAAGTTCATTTGACGATTCATTTGGAGGCGGTTCTGATGCAGGCGGTGATTTTTCTGGAGGTGATGAAGTATTCTCTGGTGGTGACACTGGTATGGGATCCGGTGGTTCTGAAATTGCAGATACTGGTGGCGGTGATGAAGGTGGAGGTGACTTCGCTTAATCAAAATATTAAAGGATTAGATATTGAATTATCTAATCCTTTATTCATTTAAAAATAAATATATTAAAATATATTATTATAATAATGAGTGATAAATAGAAACATTTTTATGGATGTTTACCATCTAAATTGGATGGTACAGAACATATAGTAAATGTTGATTCAAAAATAGTATTACCAGATGAATTTTCATTGCGTGATGTAATGCCGCCAGTAAGAGATCAAGGAAACACATAGACATGCGTATGTTAGTCTTTAACTGCAATGTTGGATTTCCTTCATAACAGTAAAGTAGGAACTGATGGTAAATGTAATAATTATTCTATAAATGATTTGTATAGATAGAGATCTAATTATCCATAGGAAGGCATGTCAATTAAAGAAGCTATGAAAATTCTTAAGGATAAAGGCCTAAATGGAGAAAAGATTAATTCATACGCATTAGTTCCATCAGTAGAAGTTATGAAAAGAACTTTAGTTATGTTTGGGCCTTGTTGCGCTGGATTACCTGTGTATTCTGATAATGATCCATATTTTTGGAAGAAAGGTCGTGAATATGCAGGGGGTCATGCGATCTGTATTTGTGGATATAATAAAAGAGGATTTATTATTAGAAATTCGTGGGGAAGTTCATGGGCAGATCATGGATATATAACGATTCCTTATGATGAATATGAAGATTCTGTATTTGAAGCATGGACTGCAATTTTATAATAATATATTAAAGATGATTAGTAATGTTAAATGTTACTAATCATTTTTTTCTTTATATAATAATTATGTATCTTTGAATAAACAATTTTATAATTACTATATATTATAATATATGATAACATTTAATCATCCTTTTAATGAAGATCAATGTATAGAAAGACTTATGAATGAATATCATAAGCATAATAATTTAATAGTTGCATTTGATTTTGATAATACAATTTTTGATTATTATAATGATGGTGGTGATTATTCAGATATTATAAACATTCTGGATTTATGTCATCAGTTAAAATTTACATTGGTATTATATACATGTGAAACAAGTGCAAAAAAATTAGCATGGAAAATAAATTGGTGTAAAGAACATATGGGATTTAAACCAGATTATGTAAATAGTTCTCCTGTATTGAATAATATTACATCTAATGGTAAAATATATTATAATATACTCTTAGATGATCGTGCAGGACTAAATGAAGCATATTCTATACTTGTACATGTTATTTCAAATATAGAAGGCGAAAAAGGTATTTATTTAGAACCACAATGGGATAAAGAAAGATAA